AAGTCAGCGTGACGGGCTGTTTAAAAACATCAACCGTGATGCCACATACTTTAATAGATGGGCCACCGGGCCTTGGCAAAACTACCATAGCGAGTGCTATCGCCAACGAATTGAACGTGAATCTGTATACAACCAACGCGGCAAATCTCAGAAGTGTTAAAAATATTATTCCGTATCTTATGGGAATTGCACCACGATCAGTTCTATTTATTGATGAAATTCATAGATTACCTAAACTGGTCGAAGAATTTTTGTATCCTGTTATGGAAGACTTTGTATTAACTATTACTCTAGAGAAAAAACCAGAAACTATTGATCTTCCAGCTTTTACTTTGGTAGGAGCAACAACTAGCGGCGGTAGTTTAAGTCAACCATTTTATGATAGATTCAGCATCAAAGAACATCTTAGTTTTTATAACGATACTGATTTAGCTAAACTAGCAAGATCGAACTGTGATAAACTCTCTATTTCTATTGATGAGACTGATCTTGTTGAGATTGCTAAAAGAAGCAAAGGAACTCCTAGAATTCTAAACTCTAGATTACAATGGTATAAAAATTACAAGACCTGTCATCCAAATTCTACAGAATCTATAGATGAGATTTTTAGTATTCAAGGTATTGATAAAGACGGATTGGATGCTTATGATAGAATGTATTTGAATCTACTACTAAGCAATAAAGGTAATCCATTAGGCTTAAAAGCAATATCTTCTCTTACTGGTATTGCTGTAGAAACTATTGAAAATAGCATAGAGCCATATTTGGTTAGAAAAAAGTTTATATCACGAACCCAAAAGGGTAGAGTGATAGGAAACTATATAAAAACATGACATGAATACTTGTATTGTATGCATAGCAAAAAATGAAGACCATTATATTGATGAATGGATAAAATATCATACTAAGCTAGGATTTGATCATATATTTATATATACTAATGATTGGCTGTATGAATCCGACAATGAAAAAGTTTCCATTTTTTCAGTAAATGGTTCCGGTAAACAACTATATGCATACAACGATTTTGTAAAAAATAAATCCAGTGGATATGATTGGGCTGCATTTTTTGATATAGACGAATATTTAGTCCTTAAAAAACATAATAATATCAATTCGTTTTTAAAAGATTATACCGAATGTGATGCTCTGGGTATAAACTGGGCTTTTTTTGGAGATAATAATCTTAAAAAAATTATTGCTAATGAATATAGTACCTTAAAAAGATTCATTAAAAAAAGTTCAGTAGATTTTATTCCAAATAAACACATAAAATCAATAGTCAAATTACCAATTGACAACTGTGTTAGTATTCATAATATTCTGAATACTTGGTGTAATCTAGATAAAGAAAAGTGTCACGGAGCATATACAAAAAGCGCAAACTGGTCTATTGCTCAATTAAATCATTATTTTTCAAGAACGGAGCAAGAACTATACGCTAAATGTCTTCGTGGAAGAGCAGATATAGCTAATAATTATAGAAAATTTGAAGAACATAAGATATATCTTAATTTAAACCAAGAAGAAGATTGTTTGGCTAGAGATTTTCTCTATAATAATTAGTGAGATAATAATTTTACTTAGAAAAGGATATTTATGTTTAACAGAAGAGGCTTTGTAAATACGGGTGTTTTAGGATATCTAGGACTAAATCTTGGAGACTACCTAAAATTAAGAGCAGAAGAACCTTCTGTGAAGGAAGCAAAAGCACAGTCAGTGATTTATATTTATCTACCTGGTGGATATGCTCATCAAGAAACATTTGATCCAAAACCGAATAGTCCAGTTGATTATAGGGGTCCTTTAAATAGTATATCAACTAGTATTCCTGGAATATTTTTTAGTCAATACTTAACAGAAACTGCAAAAATAGCGAACAAAATTAGCATTATCAGATCCATGACTCATAGTGAAACAGCACATGAGCGTGGAACTAATAATATGTTTACTGGATATCGTCCTAGTCCAGCCATTCAGTATCCAAGTTTAGGATCAGTAGTCAGTCAACAATTAGGAGTCAGGAATAATTTACCTCCGTATATAACAGTACCAAATGTACCTAATGAATTTGCTGGTGCCGGATATCTTAGTCATAGTTATTCATCATTTAGTCTTGGTGGAAATCCAGAAGATCCAAACTTTAAAGTTAGAGATTTAACATTACCAGATGGAATATCTGTAAATAGATTTGATAAAAGAAAAGCGATGCTAGAAATAGTCAACAAAGAGTTCAATGTTAGGCAAAAGTCCGACTCTTTGGATTCTATGAATTCTTTTTATCAAAATGCTTATAATATTATGAATTCGTCTCAGGCTATACAAGCATTCGATATTAACAAAGAAGACGATAAGACCAAAGAAATTTATGGTAAAACTGCGGCGGGAATGAGGCTACTACTAAGCAGAAGATTGGTAGAAGCCGGGGTCAGATTCGTGAATGTAACTTATGGCGGATGGGATCATCACGATAATATAGCGCTAAATATAGGCAGTCAATTGCCATCTTTTGACAAAGCTTTTTCTGCATTAATAAACGATTTAGATGAAAAAGGTCTATTAGATTCAACACTAGTTTGTGTTGCCACAGAATTTGGTCGTACTCCAAAAATAAATCCAACCGCTGGACGAGATCATTGGCCGCGTGTTTTTTCTATAGTCATGGCAGGGGGAGGAATTAAAAAAGGGCTGGTATACGGCTCCAGCAACGACACAGCAAGCGAACCACAGGACGATCCGGTGAGTGTAGAGGACTGGGGCGCCACACTATATAATCTATTAGGTATTGATCATAATAAACATCTAATAGCTCCAGGAAATAGACCTGTTAAAATTATTGATAATGGTAAAATTTTAGGAGATATAATTGGATAATAGCAATTTAAAAATTCTAGTTCTTGGCGGAACACAAATGGTTGGTAAAGACTTTGTGGAAACAACAATACAAAATACTAATATTAATATATCACTAGCAAATAGAGGAGTAACCAATAAAACAATATTTAAAGATTTAGAACATATCTATATCGATAGGAACAACGGATTGTCTTGTTCAAATCTTATGAATAAATTTTTTGATATAGTGGTAGATTTTTCATGTTATAATGTTGAACAGTATAAAAACACAATACAGTATATTAACTGTAAAAAATATCTTTTAATATCTACTCAAAGTGTACTAGATGATAATGTTTTAAACAAACAAGATGTGAATGATCCTTACTACTGGTATTGTTACAATAAAAAAGAATTAGAAAAATATGTACTATCACTAAGTATTGATTCTATCATAATTAGACCGGGTGCAATCTACGGACACAACGACTATACAAATAGGTTCGAATATAGAGATAATAATTTTTACTGGAAAAATACCAATAATATACCATCACAAAGTAATGGATGTGTATATGTAAAAGAATTTAGTTTATACTTATTAGGCATAATATTAAATATTAATAATTGCTATAAGTATCAAATATTACAGATACCATGATAAAAACTTTAATTCATTATGGTCATGGACATGAGCAGCCTTATGAGTTAGATTTAGTAAAAAACTTTGCTTTAGAATATGAACTGGAGTATAGACATGAAGGCATATCGGAATTAAGTCAAAAAAATATTAAATATCCAATAGCAGTATTTTGGGATTTTGTTAATCAAATAAAATATGCTAATTTTGTAGTGATTTGGAATGGTATGCAATGCTATGGTCCGTTAATTACTAAATTATGTAATGAAAAAAATATTCCTAAGTGCTACATAGAATGGGGTATGCTTCCTCAATCTGATAATTTTTTTATTGATCCTTTGGGATTTTGTGGAGATTCTATCTTAAATTATGATTTATCTTGGATCAATAATTCTGATATAGAGTATTTATACTATCAAAGATCGTTGTTACAATCAAAATATACTATAGACGATAAAAATTATATACTTATACCTTTACAAATAGAAAATGATAGTCAAATATTATACTATACCAAATATAAAAATATGTATGAGTTTATTGTTGATGTTATAAAAGAATATCCAAAATATAAAATTATAATTAAAACACATCCAAAAAATAATTTTAATAAATATTTTATATCATGGAATGATAATTATACGAAACTAGTATCATCCGACAGGATTTCAATAGTAAATGATAAGTCAATATCTTTTATGGAGTTAGCAGCCTCATCTTCCTTGGTGATTGGTCTAACGTCAACTACTTTATATGAAGCTGGAATTTTAGGAAAAAAGATAATATCTATCGGAAAGCATCCTCTAAATACAACAAAAAATAATATAGATAAAGTTTTGGCTGGCGCATTGGTACTGAATATAGATAGAAGAACAGGAAATCTAAAATCTATTCTTGATAGATTTCATATTAAACCATTGTAGTTTTATAAACTATTTTATATCTCTAATTATATCATTATCATTTAATTTAGTATAATATATCTCATAGACTATACTATTTTCTAAAGCTTCAAATTGATGATAGATATTAGGAGATATTATGATTGTATCGTATTGATTTAGTACAGTAGAAATAAGATTATTGTTCTCCCATCTATGAACAACTATCTTGCCAGATTCAACAAAAAACATATTATATTTATATTCGTGAAGATGTTTAGAGCATTTTTGATTATTAATTATTTCTATACGATCTATAGATAGATTATCATTAGAAAAAATTTTTGAGATAAAACCCCAAATTTTACCTAACTTATCCATATCCTCTCCTAATAAATATATGCAATATAATATACACCATTATGAATCTAAATATGTTTCTATATCTAAATTCAATGATCCATTTAATTATGTTATAATAGACAATTTATTTAATAAACAAATATACGAATCTTTATGCAAAAAATTTCCAGAGTTTATAGCAAGAACCAAGCCTTATAAGGATCAGCCTGGGGCAACAAGCGATTACGAGGGTTATATATCCGGACTAGGTCTACAAGATTTAAAAAATGGTTATGATTTTTTTGCTTCTCAACAACTACAAGATTTTATTGAAAAAACATTTGATATAAAAACATCTAAATTCATCTCACCTTCTGCTCATTTTCATAAGGCTCCATCTAAAAACGGATTCATACATAGAGATATGAATATATGTTCTTTTTCTAATAAGCCAACAGACGATTCTTTTATTACAACTGGCGGTGTCGTATATACCGATGATTCGATAGTTAATACCAATAGTATTAAAATGATAAGAAGCATAGCATTGCTATATTATTTAAACAATAATGATGATATTGGTACTAATGGTGGAGGAACCGGGATATACGATGGTTATGGTGGAAAGCTTATAAAAACAATAGAACCTAAAAATAATAGATTATTCATGTTTGAGATTAGTCATAATAGTTTTCATGGTTTTATAGGAGCAAATTTTGATAGAGCAGCAATAGTTAGTTGGTTTCATTCGTCACCAGCATACATAATAAATAGAAATTGGAAACATTTTCGTAAAAATCCTAAATATCTAGAAAGATGGATACAAAGACAAGAAAATGAATATTGGAGTATAGAGAATGATCCAGATTATAGTCTTTATTTTTCTAGACCATTAAAAGAATTATTATGAATTTAGATATTAGTTATATTATTACAATAATATTTTTAACATTAAATATCTTAACTTTTATATTAGGATATTTTATCGGAAAAATATCTAAGATTAATATAGTATATGACACAAAAAATACTGGCGATATAGCTCAAAAAGATATACAAAAAAATATTATTCAAAAAATTGAGATAGATGAGAAAAAAATTGTTAGCAAAATTGATACTAATAGTTTAGAGAAAAAATATGATAACTTAGGAAATACTATTGTTTCTGACACTAATATTAGTAATTCTATAAGTAAGTTAAAAAAACTAAAAGAATAATGATATAATTTAAGGTGTATTTATATTGGTCATAAAAAATAAATTATTAAAAGGAGATTGTTATGAGTGATGGAGTTGGGTTAGATGTGGGAACAAGTTACATAGTTCTCGCTAAACATACAAACGAAAATATAGAGTATAAAGAGTTTAGAGATGCTTTTTATGTTATAAGACCATCAACTCCTGTTGCAACAAAAATGATCGAAAAAGGATTAAGCGGTAAAATATTTATTAAAGATAGTGATAATTCATTTATACTATTAGGAAAAGATGCTATAGAAAAAGCTATTGAAAGAAACGATAGCGCAAAAAGACCAATGTATAAAGGTGTTGTTTCATCAAAAGAAAAAGAAGCAAAAAAAGTATTGGCTTTTATACTAAAAGAAGTAGTCGGGACAGCATCAAAGCCAGGTGAAAAACTAATATTCTGCAAACCAGCACAGCCAGTAGATCAAGAGGATGATGATTTTGATGTTGGATATCACGAAGATGTTGTAAAAAGTATTTTGGCAGAACAGGGTTATGATGCTAGAGCAATTAATGAAGCAGAAGCATTGTGTTATGCTGGGTTGGAGGACAGTGATTATACGGGAATAGGCGTGAGTTGTGGTGCCGGTATGACGAATGTTTGTGTTATGCTCAATGGAGAACCAACGGTAACTTTTAGTACAACAAAATCAGGAGATTGGATAGATCGTATGGTATCTGTTGCTATGGGAGAACCAGATAGTGTTGTTCAGGCAGAAAAAGAACAAGGGGATTATGTAATTGGTCAAACTAATGAGAGTCCTGTTTTAGAAGCAGTATGCTCTTATTATGATAGATTAATAGATTATACTACAAAATATTTAAGTGTTGCTTTAAGTAATCATAAAGCATTACCAAAATTTAAAGAACCTCTCAAAATAGTTATAGCTGGTGGAACATCACTAGCAAAAGGATATGTAGAAACTTTTCATAAAAAATTAATAGAAAATAATTTTCCACTACCAATAAAAGAAGTGGTCCATGCTGATGATCCTCTTCATGCTGTTGCAAAAGGGTGTCTAATAGCTTCTCAAGTATTATAGCACAATAAAGATGATATATAGTCTATTATCTACAAGATCATCAAAATGGAAAACAGTTAGAAATAATCATCTAAATAAACAAACTCATTGTCAGGCATGTGGAACACATAAAAATTTACAAGTTCATCATATAATACCAGTAAGTATAGATAAAACAAAAGAATTAGATTATAATAATTTAATAACTCTTTGTAAAACATGCCACTTTGTATTTGGGCATTTTATGGATTGGAATAGTTGGAATAAGAATGTTATAGAGGATAGTGAGGTGTATTATAGAAAAGTACTTAACAAACCCTATAACTTAAAGGGTCAGTTTTATGATAAAAATATTTTTGGTATTATTAGCGATAGTATACGGAACATTATCTTTTTCTGGCACAATAGATCCTAATACTCCAGATGAAAAATACATAAATTATGGATCAAAATTTCCATATATTGGCCAGATAATAGGCAGGAAACAAGACGACACGCCGTACTCTGGATCCGTAGTAGCATACAAAAATAATATAGTTGTAACAGCTGCTCATATATTTCATAACAATAAAACCGCTGTTGTAATTTTTAGTACAAAATTATTACCAATTAAAAAAATAGTAGTTCATAAAGATTATGATTACGAAAAATTTGGAAGACATGATATAGCAATTTGTTTGGTTTCTGGAGATATAGGGTTAGATTGGTATCCGAATATATATAAAGATGACAAAGAAAATGGATCAATATGTTCTTTAGCCGGATATGGTTCTACAGGAACATTTATTACCGGAATATTACCTAGTAAAGAAAGTAAAAAAAGAGCAGGATCAAATATAATTGATGCAGTAAATGAGTATTTGCTATTTTGTTCGCCATCGGTAAAAACAGATAAAACAGAATTAGAATTCATCATTGCTCCAGGAGATAGTGGTGGTGGATTATTTATAGGAAATGATCTTGCCGGTATACATTCTGGTGTTATAGAAGACAAAATCAATAAAGGAAAATCAAAATACGGAGCAGTCAGCGCTCATACAAGGGTTAGTGTATATAAAGACTGGATAGAAAATACTACACAAGAATTAATGAAAGAATAAAATGTTTAAAAAATGGTTTTCAAAAAATAAAATAGGTTTATTACCATATGTATCGGAGCCATTATTTGGATTATCTCCAACTGATCCACAAACAATGGGTTGGGAAATTAAAAAATTTGATATTATAAATGCATGGAAATTAAGCGAAGGAGATGGAGTTGTGTGTGCTGTTTTAGATACGGGTTGTGATTTGGAACACCCAGATATAAAATCAAATTTAATAGAAGGTAAAAATTTTGTTGAAAAAAATAATCTTCCTATTGATCGTAATGGTCATGGAACCCATGTTTCATCAACAATAGCAGCATCGAATAATGGATATGGTATGGTTGGTGTGGCTCCAAAAACTAAAATTATGCCAGTAAAAGTATTGGGCGACAACGGAAACGGTGGCGTTGGATCTATTGTGGAAGGAATATATTGGGTATCTGATCAGCCACAAGTTAATTTTTTAACTATGAGCCTAGGATCGTCTGGACCAAATAAAGAAATAGAAAAAGCTATAAATTATGCTAGTAATAAAGGTAAAATAATATTTTGTGCTGCTGGAAATAGTGGTCCAGATGCTGATATTATGTATCCGGCTAAATATGAAAATACAATAGCTATAGGAGCAATTGATGAGAACTTACAAAGAACACCTTTTTCTTGTAGTGGTGATAGTTTAGATTTTTTAGCTCCAGGCCATAATATCATGGGATGTATTCCAGGAAATAAATATGCTAAAATGAGTGGAACTAGTATGAGCAATCCATTTGTGGTTGGATTAGCTTCATTACTATTAAGTTATAATAATGTAAATAAAAAATATGTTTTAAATACTAGTAAAGACTACATACAGGTCTTTAGGCAGTCATGCAAACCGTTGCGTGACCATAGATTTGAGTCTATAAAAAAATACCAAGGATACGGTATAGTATATCCTATTCTATAAAATCCTCTAAAACTCTATAAAAACTTCTAACTCTTTTTAGAAGCTCCAAACCTTCTTCTTTTGGCATTACTCCAGAAATATTATTTTCATGCCACCATATATCAAAAAATTTTGGTTTAAAAAGATAAGTATAATTAAAATAAATTGTAGTTAATATATTTTCTTCACTATATAATATATTTTCATTGTCTAATAATTTATTAGCTAAATCACGAAAATATTCACATAAAATTTTAACATTTTTACATTTACCTCCAAATAAACCGCCTATTATATGATAATCTATTATTTTTTTATGATTAATAAACCATTTTTCTGGTAATCCATTGTCCCAAAAAAATCTTAGATTGTCTTTAGCAACACAAAAGATGCTATCGTCTGCGAAAGATATAATATTGTCTAATAAAGTATTATTAAATAAATTAGAATAATAATAAAAACTATGATATCCTTCTGTATTTTTTCCTAAATATTTTTCTGGTATTAAACCACTATAAGATAAGCCAGCATCAAACCAAAAAATATAATCATTATCATCTATATTTTTAGCAATTAATTCTAACCATAATAATTTAGAATATTGTAATTCTATACATCTAACAGATTTTTTAGTTTCTTCTATATTTTTAATCTTGTTAATTTTATCAGAAAACTCTGTGGTTCTTAGATCAAAGTTGTATATATCATATGTGATATTAGTAATATTAGTATCTATAAAATTTTTGATACCATCAACATCATCTGTAAAAATTTTGAATTTTGCATTATTAATTTTTGCAATAGATTTCAAACTATGTCGATAGTGATCTCCTCTTGCTGGACGACCACCAAGATCTGTTCCAAATAAATTATCATAAATTGCCGTAACGATATAATTACTCATTATAAATTATTTCTTTAATTTTATTTATGATATTATGATTTGTTAAAAAAGTAAGTTTATTTTTTTTACATGATTCTATTTTAGAATTATATTCATTATAAATATTTTCATAAATATTATTGATTTTAGTTGCACATCTATTAGTATCGAATATGTTATCTAAATATACCATACCATTCATATCGAAGTAGTCAGAAATATTTGGAGCCCCAAAATATATTGGTATTGTGTCTGTTAATATGCAATCATAAAATTTTTCTGTAATATAATTATTTTCTGATGTATTTTCTATACCAATAGAAAACATATAATCGTTTAAAGCTACAAATTTATTCCATATTTCTCCGTGGATATTTTTACCATTGTTTGGCCAAAAAGTACCATAGATATCTATATGATCATCTATACTTAGTAGATCAGCTAAAGCAACCCTTTCATCGTAAATATTTTTTGTTCCCCAACTATTACCTCTTTTTGTCACAATACAACTAATATTTTTGGTTTTATTAAATATTGATTTAGTGATTGTATCAATATTCCATCCGCTATCTCCTCTTCCTCCATAAAACATATAATTAGGTTCTTCAAAAAATATAGCACTTTTATCGTTAAAAATATTTTTATTATGTGTACAAATATATTTGCTATAGTTGGCCGCATCCTTATCTGTATTTGGTGACCAACTTGGTTCCATAACAAAAAAGATAGTTCTAGATTTATTTATATTTGTAGAATTAAAATTTTGAGGTAATTTTCCACATACAACAAGCCAATCATAGTTATTATCTGTAACAAAATCTATATCAGAAGTATTGTTATTAAAAGAGAACTGATCGAGTGTTCTTTGTGTTATATCTTTTGAAGATGCCCACCAGCATTCTATTTGTACTTTTTTATTCATCAGCAAATCTTTTACTAAATTTAGGATTACCATAATCAATAAAATGAGGCAAATGAAAAGGAAAAAAATTTCTTTCTGGTTTTATTTTATGAGGAATATTACTATACATAATTCTTCCTAACATATCGCCATCTTCTCCTCCCCATCCTATATATTTTTCATCAAATCCACCAAGACTTAGCAAAAGCTTAGTGTCACATAAATATACTCCACCAAGACCTCCTATGTGGCCTCTTCCTAAAGGTCCATGAATTTTTTCACCAGAATAAGCAAAATTCCAATCAGCTTTATCAGGATAAAAAATATTATTTACTAAATAATTTTCTATATTAGTATCCAATCTACCTAAATCAAAAGTAATAACATCTCCAGGCTCTAATGATTCTATTAGATTTAATAATTTTTGATAGTCCTTTACGTCAAAAAAAGCATCACTATCAAACATCATAAAAAAATCAGAAGCAGACTCATCTTTTAGAATAATATTAGTTTTTTCAGATTTTTTATATTCTCCAACAGGATATGAAATATGAATAGCTTCTTCTAGAATTTTATGTTCTGAAAAATCATAAATATTTGTTTTAATATCTATATTATTTTCTAATAAAAATCTTGATAATTTTTTTAGTTCATTCCAACAATATATAACATTCCTTAGTCTAGTAGAATTAGGTTGACCATCATGCCAAAATTTCATATTTAAAGATATTTTTTTAGACATATTATCATTCAAATAATTTATGTTTGTTTGTTAGATAAAAATTTTCATATGGATAACAGTTATAATCTTCTATTTTTTTCTCACACTCTATATTATCTGGAAAATAATAAATATTTCCATTACAATTATATTTTTCATTAAATATATAGGTTCTATTAAATAAAGAATATTTACCAATACCGTTTTTTACACCAGGATGCCTAATATCAGAAATAATATTATTTATACCAGAACAATTTATTTTACCAATATTTTTATTATATTTTTGTTTGATTCTATACTTGATATCTCCATCTTCTTCTCCGAAACCAAGAAGTCTTTCATCGAAATAACCTAGATCATGAATAAAATATTTATTAACTACAAAAAATGAAAAAGTTTCATTTATTATGCTAAGTCCATTATACTCTTTATCAGAGATATGTTGTTCTACGACTTCGAATATATTGCTGCTTTGTATAATTATATCATCATTTAATAATAAAATATTGTCTTTTAGAGCGTGAACTATGATTGTATTCCACATTTTTGCTAAACCTCTTAGGTCTATAAAAAAAATAGGAAAAATATTTTTATATGTTTTTGATAAATCTAATATTGAATTTCTATACATATCGTCGAAATTACCATATTTTTCTCCATTAACGCATAAAAGAATATTATTATCAGTAAAAGATCTTATATCTTTTATTAGATTTTTAAGCATATCTAGTCTTAAACTAAATGTGGTAATTCCTATATCAAAACTATAATTTTTATTCATAATGTTGATTTTATTAGTTTGCTAAAGTTACTTTTGTACTCTGTGTACCAATCAAAAACAGACTTATGTAACTTTTGATATTCTATATCAGAAAGTTTATTAAATTTTTCTAGTTCTTGCCATGATTCTACTCGTGGAATAGGAGTATCTCCCCAAACTTTTGTATGATAATCAAAATTATTGTAATAAGATTTAAGTATTGGAATACAATTATGTTCTAAAGATTCCATAATTCTGAAAGAGTCAGGATTTACCCATCCCATTGGACAAGGAGCAAATTTTGTTTCAGAGTAAACTTTTGAACAATTATCTGGTGATAATGAAGATATACAATTCCATGAATACGTATTATGAATAAAAGATTTATAATTTTTTAGTATATTACAAAGTTCTTCTCTGTCAGATTTAATTTGTCCAACAAAAATAAAATCATAAAGTTTAACAAAACTATTATTAATATTTTTATTTAAATAACCCGATTTAAATCCTAGTGGTATAAAAACTACGTTGTCTTTATTAAGAGTAGAGTCATAATATTGACGATAAACTCTATGAGCTTTGGAGTAATACTCTGCTTCATGGTTTAAATTTTCGTTGGAGAGATGTAAAAGATAATATCTGAATTTTAATGAATCAAATCTTGATAGATAATCATTAAAATTTTTTTCTATTATATTTGTATTATTAGAATATATAATAACAGAATTATCTAATACAGTAGAATAAGATTTATTATCAAAATATTTATTATATTGTATATCTTTAAATATATATTCTGTAATATACTGGTATTCAAATTGTGTTTCATCGCCATCTTTTGTTTGCCATATTAAATTAATCATAGATATCCTATTATAGGATCAGCCCAGCCCTTACTAATGCTATGCGGCCAAACTATCCAGCTAACAGGCTTAATATTAGTTTGAAATTCTCTCCATATTTTACAGTATCCATCAGGATCGTTTTTTACTCTATCTATTTCTTCTTTATCTGCATCTTTTCTATAAAGGTCTTCTCCCTTGTCGTTCTTAAAAGCGACTGCCCAAAAATCATAATCGTTCTCGGGTACTTGTCCATATTGAATATCTATACAATGTTTAAATATACTCATTAAATGAGATTGAAAAGAGTCATAGTCCAAATCAGTTGTTTCAGGATCTGGTGGTGGTTTATGTTCTTGTACTCTTTTTGTAATTGCTCTTCTTGAAAAACATAGACCAGAATACAACTCATAATCTTTTAATGATCTTACATTTCCAAAACCATAAGGACCAAAATCAATATCTCTTTTTTCTCCATCCATTTCAAAAAGTTTTCTATTTCTTAGATGACTCTTGCTATTTCTGTCTCCCCAAATTTTATCATCGTCCCACTGTTTGGTTCTGCCTTTTCTTGTATATTCGTGCCAAACAAGTACTTTATGAGGATGAAAAATATCGTATCCGTGCGTAAATGCTCTAACAGCGATACTGATTTCTTCTCCATGAAAATAGTAATTGGGATCATGAGGAACTTCTTTACAAAAATCTCCTACTGTAAAAGCAAAATGAGCACTATAAAATCTACCTGGTAATGGACTAGTTTTATCTTCTGAACTATCAAATGAAGCAGGAAGAAAGAATACTGCTCCCTCTGGTATAAATCTGTCAAAATTCATTTTCCAAGGTTCGTTTACTCTTGCTGCTGGATCATTGTCAGGATCGAAACTGGGAATATAAGAAGTTATTAGTGGTTTTTTATGTCCTTTTTTCTGAAGATTTTTTAGCATATCTATTAGTTCAGAATCCCAATTTTGTACAAATCTATGGTGACTATCGAGTTGTAAAGTATATTTTTCGTTTTGGTACAGGGATTGAACCTTATTTCTTGCCCAACATACACCTTGACTATCCGTGTGTGGAACATCGATAATTCTAAATCTAGAATCATTTTTATAATCATCTAGTTTATCCCATTCATCTTGAGAAGAGTGTTGCCAACATATTCCTATTCTTAGATTTTCTGCATACTTAGCTTTTTCTAGCATATCTTTAAGGGTCGGTAATAATTGAGGATCCCTATAAGAGGCTATTTGTATAAATATAGTATTGTTTTTTAATTTTGTCTTTTTCATATTATATCCTATTTATTATTTTAATAGCAGCAGAAGCCCATCCGTCGTACCAGCCTACTGTTGATAATGGTTCGAATTCAACATTATAAAAATTAACATAGTCTAAAAGTGCTTTAAATGAATAATTTTCCCATCCAGGTAAATTGTAAAAATCATCAAATACTAAAACAGTACCATTTAAAAAATAATTATGCATTTCTTTTAAAGCAAAAAATGTTGGATTATATAGATCCATATCAAAATGTACAAAAGAAATTTTTTTGTCATGTTTTTGAAGAAATGGAGTCATTGTATTTTCTATATTTCCAACTATAAATTCTGTATTATGGGTGCTATGCGGAATATAGTCTAGAGCAAATGTACCTTTTGCATATAGAACATCTTTTTCATTTATCATCCAGTCCTCTGGTAGTCCAGTAAATGTATCAAAACCATATAGATTAATATCTTCTGGTAGTGAGGATCTTATACAACTAAATGTATTTCCTGTGAACACTCCTAATTCCATAAATAAATAGTCTTTTGATTTTAAAGAATGATCTAAACAATAATTTAAATATGGAAAAAGATCATTATCAGAAGATTTTTTATTAAAATAAGTAACAGACTTATTTTTTGTAAATATATTAATTAGTTCTTCGTTATTTATCAATTTTCTCTTCTTTCATTTGATTCATAAAAATGGACTCTATTATGTGTTATTGGACTAGCTAATAGAATTGCTGGTTTTACTTTATTCTCGATTGTTAAAGTGTATATGTGACTCATCCATGTTTGCTCGAAAGGATGATCCCATTTTGTATCAAGAAAACACTTTTGATTACCTTCTTGATCTATAATATGAGGCCAATTACTGTAGTAAACCTCTCCCTCGGCATAAGGAAGACCATCTATAGATTTTATGCAAGAGAATTTTGTGTTTGGTTTTTTTTGAGTACGACCAAAATATTTTAATCTTTTTTCTCCAGGAACATTATGCCAACTCCATTGTTCTCCATTATGGCCATAGAATTCACTAAAAGTAAATTTAAGAAAATCATATTCTTCATTTTTCATTATTTTAACAATGCGATTAAATAAATTATGAATATTTTTATTAAAACCAAAATTACAAAATCCATTAAAATCTAAAAGCATATCATCTTCAAAAAATATCATATATCTGGATCCAGAATCGGAAAAATGTTCCGCTGCAAACTGTCGAGATCCACAAACTCCTTTATTTCCATATTTTAGATGTTCTTTAAAATTATATTTATCGCATATTATATCATATATAGGTAATAATTCTTCTTTAGTCGAATTATTTAATAATATTTTACTAGTTTGTTTAATAAAATTATTATCATATTTTTCAAAACTATCTAATACCATTTGTAATTGGTCTGGAGAATTAAAAGCATTAATATATAAAACCGTATCATTATTTTTAAAAGGTTTTCTGGTACTTTGAACTTTAGTTTCTATTAATGTTTGGCTATTTTTAAGTTTTTCAAAAAATGTATTTATTAATCCATTTGACTCAATAGGTTCATAAGTATAAGTGTCTGGATCTTTATAGGTCATTATTGTAAATATACTCTCTTCAGTTCCCATAAGATTATTATTCAAAGTTTGACTCAATAAACTATAGTATAGACTGCTAGCTTGAGAAATATAGTCTATATGACCACCAAAAAATCCGCCCCTAGCTACCCTGTTAACACTAGCATCACAAATTTGATTCATTTGATCGATATCGAACCCATGAATTTCTGTTGTGGTTTCATATGGAAAACATATGAATAGAAATTTTTTAACAATATGCTCTAATTTATTTAGAACTTTATCATGGCTAAAATATCCAGGATGAACAGTATTAGTTATTCCACCATCCAACCAAAATATATACTCTGTACTAAATGGATTAAATATCTTGGCATTATGCAAAAGAAACATTTTGCTCATTACCATAGGGTTATAGTAATCTAGTTTTGCTTGAGTACTATCTCTTAACCATCCAACTTGATTTAACCAATTATCGCTTTGTCTTATTTGCTGTACTTGTTTAAAAAAAGGAAAGAAATTTCCATCAAAATCAACTTTTTTATGTATATAGAATCTTGTATTTTCTTTATTTCTATGCCTAAAGACAAGATCTTCTAATTCTTGATCTCCAAAAACCATCAAAGGTGTGTCATCTGGTAAAGAAGATAATAATTTAGAAAAATTATCAATATAATGCTGATAATTTCTACCCCATCCTTCAGACAAAGAATCTCTACTAAGATCCCATATACCAGTTACTATAGTAGAATTTATCACTATTGTAGACCTAAGAAATATAATACCACCCAGCTGCACCAATAATAGTACTATGTGAATCTTTGTCAAGACACGAAATGCTAATTTTAGTGTTGACAAACCAGAGATTGGGTGTATTATACATCTGTTCAAGCGGTCAAACAAACAATACTATGAATAACTTCGATAACGATTTTTCAAACGAAAAAGAAAAAAGACGAGAAAAATTTAAGAAAAAACACCAAAATGGTGATAATTATTTTGAGGAAGATGATATAAACAAAAGAAAAAATATATCAAAAAAAGAACTAAAAAAAATAAAAGAAAGTTATCAGGAAGAAGAATGGGAAGATTGGGACAGATATTATAATCATTGATCATGAAATATTTAGAGGAAATATCAACAGGAGAATGTTTTGTTATAGGTAATGAATACTTTATAACAACTAGCGACTTTAAAAAAGACGGTAAAAAACTTTGTATTAATCTCAGAACCGGACATGGAAGATGGTTAAGCCCGGAAGAAATAATAGATCCTATTGATCTTTTTACTTTTGACAAAGATAGTAATATACTAGCGATAAAAGAAAGAAAAAAGGATAATGAAAATGCCTAATCAAAAAGTGCTAAAAAAAGAACCATATGTTCTTTCAAATAAAAATATATTCGACATAATCGAACAAAGAGTTCATTCAAAAGAAAATGGAGCAACAGTTTTTGTTCCTCATGTATGTAATAATATCGACCTATTTGATGCTGGATTCGCATACCAAGTTGGTCAAAAATATCCGGTAGTCAAGGCCGACTATCATCTTCTTGGTAGAAACTTTTTATCTGCTAATCTAGGTTATTCTCAAATTATAAAAGTTTATGAGGAACCTCAATATAGACATAAATTAATTTTTGTTAATATGATTGCTCAAAATGGTGTTAAGAACTTCAACAATAGCAGACCATTGAATTATTTTGCTCTTGGACAAAGCATGTATAAGGTTTCTCAATATATTCATATGAATACTGGTTTCGTAAACAAAAATGAAAAAATAGAAATTCATTGTCCTAAATTCGGTAGTGGACTAGCTGGTGGTAATTGGAACTTTATAAGCGAACTAATTAACGATATATGGGGCAAATTTTTTGTTACTGTATATAATCCAGTAAAATGAATAAAATTATTAGCTTTAGTCTTTGGGGCAATAATCCAAAATATACTTTTGGTAGTATAAAAAATGCAGAACTTGCTAAAGATATATACTCTGATTGGGTGTGTAGATTTTATATAGATTCGGAAGTTCCAATTGAAACAATACAAAAACTAGAATCTTTTTCCAATACACAAATTATTAAAAAAAACATCAAAGGTGATTGGAGAAGTATGTTTTGGAGATTCGAAGCATCGTATGATATTGATGTGAATGTAAGTATTTTTAGAGATACCGATAGTAGATTGTCGCTAAGAGAAAAATATGCAGTAGATGAATGGTTACAGTCTAATAAAACCTTTCATATTATGAGAGATCATCCATATCACAAATTTCCTATTCTTGGAGGTATGTGGGGATATAAAAATAACAATAAATATCCTATGCAAATATTATTAGAATCTTTCAATAAAACAAATAACTATGGTACTGATTATAAATTTTTTACAGAAGAATTGTATCCTTTAATAGGTGATGATAAATTAGTACATGATGAATTTTTTGATAAACAACCATTTCCAACAGCAAGACAAAATACAGAATTTGTTGGAGACGTATTTGATGAGTTCAATAATAGACATCCAGAATACCAGAAATACATAACATCATGAACAATTTTGGGTTCAACACTTTTTGCACCAGGAATTGGCTGCCGCTAGTTGAGATTCTAATAGACTCTATCTGCTCGTTTAGCGAATATCCGATAACTGTTAACTGTATAAATTTTGATTATGATTTTAAAAACACTCAAGTTATTTCTAAAAAAATTAGAGAAACTGGAATCATAACAAACAGCCATCTTTATAAATACAAATGGTTAACACTATTAGATAGTACTTATGACTTAACAGTAATGTTAGACGCAGATATGATTGCTCTACCAGAAGTAGACAAATTATTCTATGAAAATGTTAATCGTATAGCTTCATGTCAGTTCCCACTATTTGCAAAACATCCACACAATCCTTTTGAAAATCCTATACATAAATATCATTTAAAAAACATGCTTGATATGTTTACATCCAATCAGCCCAGCATGAAGTATGTATATGCTTGTGGGTTAGTGATAAAAAATCATAAATCTTTCATACAAGAAATCATAGATTCTATTGATCTATTCCATAAGAATAATTCTATCCCATACATAGAAGACGAAGGAATACTCAACTGCTTATTGGCTAAATACCAAGTTAATTATGATCTAGGATATAATTTTTTTCCAAACAGCACTATATATAAAGATTATATATCTAATAATATAGACAACAGCTTTGAACTCTACGAATCGTATTTAAAGTTGAATTGCCCTGTTAAATTTTATTGTTTTCATGGATGCAAAGACCCAAATGAAGCAAAGAATATTCTAGAAAATATCAAAAATAAAATATGATAATTCATCACCATCTAGGATTAGGAGATCATATTATATGCAACGGACTAATAAGAACCATTGCAGCAAAAGAAAATATAAAACTATTTTGTAAACATAAGAATTATCAAAACGTATCTTATATGTATAAAAATAATTCTAATATACAAATATTGTGTGTAGAGAATGATAATGAGGCCACCGATATTGGATTACAAAATTCAAACTATATTAGATTAGGAATATCATTAAATTCCAATTTTCCTTCAAATTTGATGTGGGACGAAGTATTTTATTATCAAATTGGTCTTTCATACGAATTATCTTGGAATAATTTTTTCATAAACAAACCGAAATCGCAAAATCCTGTACCAAATGAACCTTATGGTTTTCTATGTCATATGGGCTCGGATGGCATAGATAGGCTTGATTATACAAAAATAGATCATACTTTACAAAAAATTTATAGTAATAATGGTAATTTTTTTGATAATATAGATCTTATACAGAATGCAACAGAAATACATTGTATTAATTCTTCTTATATACATCTAATAGATAGAATAGAAACATCTAAAAAAACCAAATTAGTATATCATAAAAATTTTATATCTAAAAATCATAGCAATTTTATTTTGAAAAAAAATTGGATCATAATATGAATATACAAATATCAAATGGCGAAATTTTAGATAAATTAACAATACTAGAGATCAAGAGCGACTGCATTAAAGAAACAGATAAATTATCTAATATTACTAAAGAACTAGAATACATAAAACAACAATGCTTACATCTATTAGATAATATTCAAATTAAACAGCTTTATTTCACTTTAAAAACTATAAATAAAGAACTATGGAATATTGAAGATCATATAAGACTAAAAGAAAAACAAAAAATATTTGATAAAGAATTTATAGAGTTGGCTAGGTCTGTTTATATAACAAACGATAAAAGAGCTGCTATAAAAAAAGATATTAATATTCTGAGCGAATCTAGTTTTATTGAAGAAAAATCTTATGAACCATACTGATTTTTTAGAACATAATAAACTTTCCAGTTTACATGATGGAAAAACTGTATTTTTTTGTAAAACAGATTATCTTTTACAAGATTTTGAAACTATTACTAAGTTAGATAACGAAGTTGTTTTGATCACAGGTAACTCTGATTATCCCATAACGGACCAAATAGTATCTTTAGCTCCAAAAAATATTAAAAAATGGTATGCTGTTAATGCTCTTACCCATAGCAATATGGTAGAGCCCATTCCTCTTGGGTTAGAAAATCAATATTTTTCAACAAGAGATGGTCATGGAATAGGATATCCAGATAGGGCTAGTCTAAAAGAATCTATACTACAAAATCTAGACAAAGACTATATACCAACTCAATTCTTATATTGTAATTTTAATATTACAACAAATCCGGCATACAGACAAAAAATATACGATATGGCCAAACAATCGAAATATATTACATTGGATAATCCAACATTGAGTCTATATGATATGTTTCAAAAAATACAAGACCATAAAATGGTTCTTTGTCCAGCTGGTAATGGGATTGATACCCACAGATTATGGGAGGTGTTATATAGTCATAAAATACCAGTAACTATAAAAACTGGAGATTATAAAATATATAAACTATATAAAGAATTGCCAATTATTATACTAGATAACATAGAAAATTTATTAAATTATGATCTAATTAAAAATAAATACGATAATATTATTAATAGACAATATAATTTAGAAATCTTAAATTCTTTTTACTGGAAAGAAAAAATTCTATATGATACCAAATCAAATTAATGGACAAATATTACCTAATACAAATTTTTGTAACAATATTCATTTAGTTATATCTAAATATAAACCCAAAAATATTCTAGAAATAGGAACATGGAGAGGTCTTGGTTCAACTAAATGTATTATAGATGCTATTATATATAATAATTTAAATTGTAATTTTCTTAGCTTAGAATCCAATCTAAAGTTTTATACAGAAGCCAAGCACAATCTAAATGAATACTTAACTTATGTAAATTTAATTCATGGTAGAATTATAGAAGCCAAAGATATTTTTGAATATATTAATCAAAAACAAATATTATCAAATAAATCATGGCTCATATCTGATTTAAATGATATAAACAACAATACTAATGTAGTTAGTATATTACCTACTAATATAGATTTTTGCTTATTTGATGGGGGAGAATATTCTACATATCCTGAATGGATTCTATTAAAAAATAGGATACATATAGTAGCATTGGATGATACAAAAACTAATAAATGTCAACTAATTAGAGAAGAAATACTACATAACATAAATAATTATAACATACTTATAGATTCTGATGATAGAAATGGTTTTATTATAGCTGAAAATAAAAATTATGAACATAAATAAACATTTAATATATTTTACTTTAAATAATAATATCAACTATATCAAATTGGCTAAATTATGCATATCAAGTCTTTATAATGCTGGGTACAATGGTGATTTTTTATTTATTACTAATTTTGAAAATGAAATATATCTAATATGAAAAATGGTTTTATAACTCAAAAAAAAATATATAACTATTATTGTTCTCTATTTTGCTCTTTCTATCGCGGAGAAAAATTTATAGAATCTTATTTAGATAATCTGATAGAACAAACGGTGTTTAAAAATATAGAATTTATTTTTTTAAATTGTAACTCTCCAGAAAATGAAGAACAATATATATTACCATTAATACAAGAATATTCTAATATTAAATATTTTAAATTAAACAATGATCCTGGACTATACGCTGGTTGGAATATAGCGATAAAAAAATGTTCGTCGCCTATTATTGGCAACTGGAACATTGATGATCGTAAAAATAAAGAAGGACTGGAGATCTTATTGTATCAATTCGACAAAGATCCAGAACTAGATTTAATATATGGATTTACATACGTTTCCCACAAAGCTAATGAAAAATACATAGATAATAATTATACTCAAATTTATCCTTATCTTCCACATAGTTTCGAGAATCTTTTAAGAAATAATAGTCCTCATTGTATGCCGTTATGGAAAAAAAGTCTTCACGATAGATTTGGATACTTTGATGAAAACTACAAAACAGCAGCGGACGGAGATTTTTGGTTGCGTTGTGCCGTTGGCGGTGCTACAATAAAGATGGTCAACCATCCGGTTGGTCTATACTATGAAAATCCAACTGGTCGCTCAACTAATCCGGAAACATTAAAAGAGATGGTTGGTGAAGTAAACTCTATGAGAAGTCAATATTTTGGATATTTAGGAAAAATATTATGAATTATATTATATTAGTTGGAATAATTATATCTGGAATTTGTGGTATATTCCAAGGACTAAACGATATGCAACAGGTCAAAAGAAATCCAAGCCTTGGAGTAAAACCATCAAAGAATATTTTTACTTATTTATTTATAGACTAAAATGAATAGACTATATAATCAGAGAGTATATCTAGCAGGGGCTATGGATCGAGTACCAGATAGGGGCTCAACATGGAGAGACAATATAACTCCTTTTCTTATGAATCTAGGCATTACGGTATTTAATCCAATAAAGAAACCATGTTTAGATGGTAACGAAGATCACACTGTTCATGCATACAAAACAAAATTAAAACAACAAGAAAAGTATGATGAGCTTAAAAAAATAATGAAAAATATTCGTTGCGTTGACTTAAGACTTGTTGATATTAGTGATTTTTTAATAGTTAATCTTGATATAGATGTGCATCCTTGTGGTACTTATGAGGAGATTTTTTTAGCTAATAGAAGTAAAAAACCTGTAATTATTCATATGGAACAAGGAAAAAACAATGCTCCAGATTGGTTGTTTGGAACGATACCACACGAGATGATATTATCTTCATGGGACGAAGTTAAAAATTACTTGAATCATATTGACTCTTCAGAAAAAATACAAACTCATAATAGATGGCAATTTTTTAATAATGCCTAAATACTATATTAAATCTGGTCATATTAGATATATTATAGATAGAGATAACTACAAAGACGCGATAGTTGCGACATTAAAATATTACAAACACAGAGGCTTATTAGTTGGTTCAAAAATTTGTGTAACAGAAAAAGGCTTTGATTCTTTTAAAGAATGGTTTTGTTACGATATTAGTGATTTCATGGAGTATATAAAAGATGCTAATTAGTCAAGATATTAAGTTAGATTTTGATGATGTTCTTATTGTGCCACAACGAACAACACTTGAGAGTAGAAAAGAAGTTGTGCTTGAAAGGAATTTTAAATTTTATCACAGTCCAAGAATATGGACAGGTATCCCCATAGTATGCTCCAATATGGTTCCTCTTACCACCAAAGATATGGCTTTAAGATTATCAAAATTCAAAATGATCACAGCCTTACATAAATATTATGATGCTAACGAGCTAGTTAATATTGTTAATGAGGCTGGGGTAGACTATGCTTGGATTAGTATAGGAAAATCCTATGATGATATAGAAAAATTAAAAATTGTATCAGAAAAACTAGGAAAAAATCCAAACATAGTAATCGATGTACCTAATGGATATATGGAAAGTTTTGTTAAATTTTGCAAAGATGTCAGAAATACTTTTAATGATAGTATTATTTGTGCTGGCAATGTAACAACTCCAGAAATTTGTGAAGAACTAATTATTCATGGCGGAGTAGATATTTGTAAAATACAGATCGGTCCCGGCCAGTTTTGTCAAACCAGAATGGTTACTGGCGTTGGCTACGGCACATTCAGCTGTGTTAATGAATGTGGTCATGCTGCACATGGACTTAAAACAGAGACCGGTAGGCTAGGTTTAATCATGAGCGACGGCGGTTGTAGAACCAGCGGAGATGTATGCAAAGCCATTTGTGGAGGTGCTGATTTTCTAATGCTAGGAACATTATTTTCTGGAACAGATCCTTGTGAAGGAGAATGGGAGTACGAATACAGATGCGCAATAGTAAATAACGACAGAGAAGTAGTTGACGAATGGTGGCAACCAAATGATCCTGGTTATGATCCACCAGAAAAAAGAAAAAAATCTTTAAAGTTTTATGGAATGAGTAGTCATTATGCTCAACAAAAACACGGAGAGGGAAAAAAAACATACAGAGCGAGTGAAGGAAAAGTAGAAAAAGTTCCGTATAAAGGACCAGTCGAAGATATTGTGCAAGAAATACTTGGTGGTTTGAGAAGTTGTGGAACATATATTGGAGCTAAATATCTAAAAGATTTTAATAAATGCGCTAAATTTGTAAGGATAAATCGTAAATGAACATAAACTTTTCTTGTGCTATAAATTCTACTGGATATGGTATAGCTTCATGGAATATTCTTAAGAATTTATATTCTATCAATGAAAATATATCCTATTTTCCAATAGGACAACCAAGCGCAGACGATAAAAATGATCATGAACTGATAGTAAAATTATACAGGAATAGTCATACAAATTTTGATCCGTTTGCTCCGTTTATAAAAATTTGGCACCAATTCGATTTAGCCAACCATACTGGCAAAGGACATTACTATGCCCTATCTTTTTTTGAATTAGACACCTTTAATAGTTTGGAGCTGTCTCACCTAAAAGTACCGGATACAATATTGGTAACGTGCAATTGGGCTAAGGATATTATACAAAAAAATGGTATTGATACGCCTATTAAAGTGGTACCATTGGGTGTTGATAGAAACATATTTGATGATACAAAGTATACAAAACCAAATAAACAAAAATATACTTTTATGAATATAGGTAAATGGGAAATTAGAAAAGGACACGATATATTATTAGAATTATTTCAGAAAGCTTTTCCTGACGAAACAGATGTTGAACTTTGTTTATTAGCATCAGAAAATACTAATAACTATTCATCAGAACAAGAATTACAACAATGGAAAAATATGTATTCTAGCGATAAAAGAGTAAAGCTACTAAATGGAACAAAATTTCATACAGAAATAGCCGAAGTTATTAATTATGCCGATTGTGGCTTATTTCCTTCTAGAGCGGAGGGATGGAATTTAGAACTACTAGAAATGATGAGTATGAATAAACCAGTAATAGCAACAAAGTATTCTGCTCATACAGAGTTTTGTAACGAAGACAACTCTTATCTTGTAAATATAAACGAAACAGAAAAAGCTTACGATGGCAAAGCGTTTGTAGGACAAGGTAATTGGGCAAAGATTGATAATAAACAAAAAGACGAAATAATTGATTATATGAGATATGTATATAACAATAAAATTGTTACTAATATTAATGGTGTAGAAACAGCTAAAAAATTTAGTTGGTTAAATTCTGCAAAAACTCTTTTTGGGTGTATAAATACATAGGAGATAATATATGCCTATACCAAAACCAAATAAAGACGAATCCAAAAAAGACTTTTTATCAAGATGTATGGGCAATGATACTATGGTTAAGGATTATGAAAATTCTTCTCAAAGATATGCCATATGTATTGGACAAACAAAAGGATTTCTGCTACAGCAAACTTGCGCATATCTTCAATACTCATCAGAGTGCGAAGATGAAGAGTATGAGGAAGACGATGACGAAGACGAAGAAGAACTAACAATATCTAATTTATTTATACCTTCAAATGAAGATTATGTTGATTTTGGAGAAACAACAGAAGAGTTTGATCTATCCGCACTAGCTAAGTATAAATATACAGATCCAACTACTAACGAAATATTCTACTTCGATAGAATGAATACTTATAAAAAGAATGGTCGTCCTTTGGTATATGTCGGCAAAGGATCAGAATATCAAGGTAGAAAAGTTACTCTTAATAAACCGTTTAGAACATCCGATGGTCCTAAAAAATTTAGCGTTTATGTTAAGAACGAAAAAGGAAATGTGGTGAAGGTCAATTTTGGTGATCCAAATATGAAAATTAAGAAAAATATTCCGGAACGACGAAAAAGCTTTAGAGCAAGACACAATTGTGATAATCCTGGCCCAAAATGGAAAGCCAGATATTGGTCATGCAAAGCTTGGTGACCCATGAATCTTCTCTATTATCTTCATAAAGATAAATTAGATTCTTTAGGATATGATACCGTATATCTAGAACAACCAGTATCTGATATAGTGAAAGATATAAACTGGAAACAAATACTAAGTAATCCTCCGAATAATACTAGTAAAGTTACACTAAAAGAACTTGAGTTACTAGCTAGTCTTACAAAAAATAGAACACCAAAAGAAATAGAGTTAGTATATAATATTGATCAAGATTTGGATACTCCATTTGAATTATTATGCTCGAGTTATGGAGTAGAGTATCCCAAAACACACATAGAAGAATTTTATCATATTATTAGACCTATTTTACAAAACACTAAAGGCTATTATAATAGACCACGACCAAATCAATTAGCATCTTATTTTAATCTGAATATAGATGTAATAGTTACCAAAACACATCATACAGCAGCTTATCCTTCTGGACATACGGTGTATAGTAAATTGGTAAGTTTGATTCTCAAAGATAAGTATAATCAAATAGATCAAACTAAATTAGATAATATTGTTAGTCAAACAACTCAAGCTCGTATGTTACAAGGAGTACACTATCCTAGTGACTGTGACGCATCATTAATCTTCTCAACAATCTTATTCAATAAACTAAAAGGAATTTTCAATGAATAGACATCATGATATTCTAAATCAAATTCAACAAAATTTAAAAGATAAAACTCAAGCAGAAAATGATTTTACAAGAGTTGAAGAAATGGAAGTTGAAAGTCCAGAAATGGAACTTATGGAATACAAGTATGATTTTTATCAAATGAGCCTTGGTTCGATCAAATCTATTGCAAAACATGCACAGGTTATTGTTGATGCTGTTGAGAACGGGATCATAAAAGATGGCTTGACAGAAAGCTGGCTACAGGGTAAAATTGCTGTTACAGAAGATTATATGTTAACGATACACAATTTTCTCATGTTCGGAGAAACAGAAACCGATACAGAAGGAGCCGAAGCGGCAAAGAATCTTCCTGGTCTATGGGAAAATATACGAAAGAAAAAAGAAAGAGAAGGTAAAAAGTACAAGCCCGCTAAAAAAGGAGACCCTGATAGACCAGATCCAGAAGCTTGGAAAAATTTAACCAAAGACTCAAAAAAGAAATAAATTAGTTTTTAAGACGAAAATACTTTAAAGGAAAAAGATTATGGAAAAAAAATACGAGAGCCTATCTACATACTTAATGCTATCTAAAAAGATTATCAATAAGTTTGCACCAAAATTTATTGTTAAGCATATGCTTAACGATGAAGATGCTATAAGCGATGTGGCTGTGGCATTAATGAATGCTGACAAAAATTTTGATCCAAATAGAGAAGGCTCCGGTCACGGAAAGAAAACTTTGTACTCTTACAGAAATCAGTGTGGTCTTTGGGCGATTAAAACATATGTAACCAAACAATACAAAAGTAAAAAGTTGAGCAGTTTAGATTTTGTATTAGACGATAATAGCAACACTATGTACTCTACTATCTCCGATAAAAATAGTAGAGACCCACTAGATATTATTATAGAGAATGAGCAAGAGTCTAACACCCATAATGATATATCTTTTATTCTTAATTCTTCTATACTAAGTGATAAACAAAAAGATCAAATATACAAATACTATTTCGAAAATATGAGCTTGGCAGAAATAGGTAAGTGTTATGGAGTAACTAGAGAAGCAATAAGACAAAGTATTAAAAGAGCCATAGGATCAATAAGAGCATTAGCATAATGAAATTATTATATACTTTACTTAAGAAACTATTCTACAAAAATAAAATTATTATTCCAAGACCAGAAGATATTAAAAATATTACAGAAACAGAGTCTTATGTTTGCGAAGTTAGTTTTAAACTAACTAATGAAAATAATATTGATATAGTCTTTGTTACTAAAGAAGTAAAAGACGATATAGTAGAAGATATCTCCCAGTTAGCCGAAAACGCAGCAAATCTTATAGTGCTGATCAATAATGGTTTGATGAAAAAAGAATTATTACGAGTTATCAAGGATCTTAAGAAAATCAATATGAATAATGATAAAAAAACCTTATTATTAGACAATATTTTATTTTTTCATAATCTACTGCAAGAAGAATTTAAATCATCTAAAAAAGATAATGGTCCTTTAATTAAACCATCCTCTGTTTTTAAATCTATTTAACAAGAAAATAGGCTTTTTTCTGTATTTTTTCAGCCTACTATAAAGGGTGTATTAGTATGGAGCTAATATACCAAATAAGGAACATACTATGCAAAATGATAATATAATTGTATGGCAAAAATGGGTAGATCCTTTTGGTAGAGATGAGGAAATCAAAGAAGAGTTTGATAATTATACAATAGAAGAGAATGAGGACCCCGAAGATGATACTCAAGATAAAAGTAAAATCGAAGAATTTTTAGCAGATAAAAGAATTCGTTACGGAGTCAAGGTTATCACAACACCCATGGGAATAATTCCAGTTAATGATCATACATCTAGCAGTAAAATTTTTAATTTTTGGATGGGACACACCAATTTCGATATAACTAGAAGAGTTGCCGAAACCATCGAGATTACCGAAGGTGTAGAAACATTAGATATATATACAAGATATAGATTTAGAATTAGTGTTGGCAAAGCTTTTGAAGACTCTATGGTTATGAGGACTATTAATAAAAATGTTTATAAGGAATTGACCAATGCCCATCAATAACGACTCTGATCTTCTATCAATACACGCATATAATCTAGATGCTAAAAATAGAGAAATTTTTTTACATTCTTATATTAGTGAAGGAGACGAAGAACCGGGAGTTGATTATAGGGGCGCTGTAGTATTCGAAAAAAATATGAGATACTTAAATCTTATATCTAACGAACCTATTCTTATTCATATGCATATGCCCGGTGGTGACTGGGAAGACTGTTTAGGTATTTATGATACAATTAAGCATAGTAAATCTAAAACTATTATTTTAGCTTATGGAAAAGTACAGTCTGCTAGTAGTGTTATATTACAGGCTCCTAATGTTAGAATACTTATGCCTAATGTTACAATGATGATTCATTATGGAAGTATAAGTCTTGACAGCGAACATAGTAAAGCAGCAGCAAGTAGTCTAAAATGGAACGAGCGAGAATGCGATAAGATGATAGATATATTTACTGAACGGTGTATTCAAGGTGAGATGGCAAAGAGTAAAAATTGGAAAAAGTTAATGGCAAAAAAACATATTCAGTCACAACTAGCAAACCAATGTGACTGGATATTAACAGCAACAGAAGCGGTACAATATAATTTTGCAGATGGTATTTTGGGTCATAAACCTTATACAACAATAGACAGTATAAAATCCTTAAAAAGGAATAAAAATAATGCTTCTAGAGTTTTGTCAACATGATTATACTCTCAATGAACATGAGAACAAAGAAATTATTCTAGAAGCTATTAAATATAAACCCGATTATATTTCAGTTTTTTCTTATTATGCAAAAAATGTTGCTCAATTAACTAATATTCCAATAATTTGTCCAATAGATTTTCCCATTGGTATTAACGATGGTAAAACAAGATTAACTATGGGAGAATTTGCCATAAAAAATGGCGCTAGAGTGCTAGACGTCACATTTCCTGCTCAACTTATTGGAAATAGGAAATATGATAAATTTAGAGAGGATATTAGAAATTTTAATAATCTAGGAATAGAGCATAATATTGATATACGATATATATTAGAATATAGGAAATATTCTTATGAATTATTATATAAGTTAACACAAATTTTGCTAGATTTTGGTATTTCTACTATTCTTTTATCAACAGGATACTTTTTAGACGATATTAATGATAATATTATTGCTGCTAGTATGATTAGTAAAAAAAATGTAAATATAAATATTATTCTTACTGGAAATATTTGGACAAAAGAACATATAGATAATATTATCAAGTCTGGTATGGCCGGCATCAGAGTTAGTAATATTAATGGATTAAAATTATTTAATCAAAATATTTCATCAATATAATTTTTTGGTGTATAATCTGTTGCATTCCTAACATAATGGAGATTTTATTATGGCAACAGTTCAAAGCGATGGTACATCTGCTGTAACAGCAACTAGCACCAAAAATGTTGGCGGTGCTGTGAAAAATGCTGGTTCATCAACACTAGTTGATAATGTGGCTTTAGGCGATCAAAATGTTAGTGTTTTTGGTTCTACTGTGGTAGACGGAGCAGACACAGACAAATCTTTAAGCGCTGGCACATTCAAATATGACAATCAAAGACCAGTAGCAAAAAGAGTAACAACAACCCTTGCTACAGTTAGTAAGCCATTTCTACAAAGTGGTGCTCTTGTTCCTGGTAATTTAAGACTACTTCACAAAAGAGAAAGTTACAAAGTTAATAAAATTGCTACTGCTATAAGAGCTGGTTACTGGAATATCTATACTGGCACTTGGACTACTCCTCCAACAGCCACAACAGAAAGTCCAGGCACAGACGAAGCAGCAACACCAACCCGTAGCGTTCCTGGTGAATTGGTATACAAAACAGGAGCCAAGGTTCCGGTTCAAGATAATTATAAAGCCAAAACCGGCTGATTATAATTTTAACTAATAGTTTGTTTATAATAAGCCAGGGCTAATAACCTTGGCTTATTTTTTATGACGCCAAGATTAAAATTAATACAAGAATTATTAAATAATAACGTTAATATGATACTAACAGGAAGTGTTGCAGCTAATTATTATGGATATAAAATAATGAGTAAATCAAACGATATGGATTTTATAATAGAAGATAGTATCAATAATTTACTAAATATATTTAATACTCTTTATAGATATGATCGAGCACTAGAAGCTAATAGTATTCTAAGTAGTCATGGAATTAGAACAAAAATTTTAGACTCAAATGAATATATAGATATGTTTAAGTATTCTAAAAAAAGTATAGATATTAATTATACTAATTTAACTGATACTAATAATTATATTATCGATTATTTTTTTGATCTAAAATTAAAAATTATTTCTAAAACTAAACTTATAGAAACAATTAATATGAATAAAAATAATATACTATGAAAATAAAAAATATTTTTAATATAGAACCACTAGCCAGCACACCAGGATGTGACTGTCAATACACTGCTGTTTGTGTGGCCAATGATGATGGATCTCAATCTTGTACATGGATGATATCTATACCTTGTCCCGATGGATGTGAACCTTTTTGTCCACCTCCTCCAGTAGCCAACCCAACAAATGGCCAGGTTTATGGAGGAATATGTTCATCGTCGCCACCTCCTTCGCCTCCACCCCCGCCACCGCCATCTCCTCCACCTCCTCCCCCGCCACCTCCACCACCACCACCACCACCACCACCACCACCACCACCACCACCACCACCACCTCCTCCTCCTTCACCGCCTCCTCCGAGCCCGCCGTCTCCTCCTAGTCCACCAAGTCCACCAAGCCCGCCGTCTCCCGGCGGATATAAAAATTGTCGTGGACCATGCTGCAATAACACCGATCCATGTTGCGGATCAAATGATCCTTGTTGTGGAAATAGAGATAAATGTTGTGGTATAATCTGTAAAGGATGTAATGTTTGTGAAAATGGTAAATGCATTAATCCTTGTAAGAAAGAAAATTGTCAACGTTGCGCAGGAGATGTTTGTGAATCAATTTGTAAAGAATGTGAAATTTGCGAAGACGGTGAATGTGTAAAAGATCCTTGCTGCGAATGTGGATCTTGTAAATGCGAAAACGAAACATGTGTTTGTGATAGTGCTTGTGAAGTTTGTAAAGACGGAGAGTGTGTTGATCGATGTACTACACCAGAGTGTCCTGGTAGAAAATGTGTTTTAGTAGATGGAGAACCTTCGTGTGTTGATAATGGAGGATTTTGTAGAGCTTGTACACAACAGGGTTATCTACCATGTTCTCAAGCGTCTTCGTGTTTAGTATGTAATTATCAAACAGGTGAATGTGTTCCAAAATGTAGTGGTAATTGTTTGCGTTGCGATGGCACATGTTACAATTCGTGTAGTGGTTGTCAAAGATGTATCGACGATCAGTGCGTGGATGGTTGTGACGGTAAAAATTGTATGGTGTGCGAAAATGACCAATGTGTAAGTGCTTGTGGTGGTAAAAATTCATGTTTAGTTTGTGACGGTAATTCTAAATGCGTAGATCCTTGCGATCCCAAAAGCTGCTTAGAATGTTTATCTGGAAGATGTTATTCTAAATGTGACAAAAGTAAATGCGAAATTTGTGACAACGGAGTATGTAAAAATCAATGCAATGAATGTGAAATTTGTTCTGGTGGATGGTGTACACCCAAATGTAACGGCTGCTACGACTGTGAAAATGGAAAATGTGTAGATAGTTGCGATAGTAATAATTGTTTGAGATGTACTGGATCTTTTTGTAAAGATAGTTGTGATTATCTAAATTGCGAAATATGTGAAAATGGACAGTGTGTATCATCATGTGATCCAAAAAAATGTTTAGAGTGTGATGGTCAAGGAAGATGCGTATATACTTGCAGAGCCGAACAATGTGAAGAGTGCGATAAAGAATTCGGTGATTGTAAAATATTTTGTAAACCAGATAATTGCGAAATATGTAAAAATGGACATTGTAAATCGTCATGCAATGAATTATTATGCGAAATTTGTGAAGATGGAAAATGTGTAAAAGACCCTTGTTGTGAATGTGGATCTTGCAAATGTAAAGACGAAAAATGTTTTTGTGATGATCCTTGTTTAGATTGTGTAAATGGAAAGTGTGTTGATCCATGTTCTACTCCACAATGTTCCGGTAGAAAATGTGTAATGATAAATGGTAGTAGAAGTTGTGTAGAATCAGGTCCACCATGTACGGTTTGTACCGATAAGGGATATAAATCATGTTCGGAAGCATCTCCGTGTTTAAAATGCGATAATGCAAAAGGAGAGTGTGTTCCTAAGTGTGGAGATTGTTCGGATTGTGATCTTAGTGGAAAATGTACCAACATATGTAATGACTGTCAAATTTGTGTTAATAATCAATGTGTAGATGGTGGATGTGACTCAAAACAATGTTTACAATGTGATGGCAAAGGAAATTGTGTGTCTACTTGTAAAGAATGTGAATATTGCGATCAAGGAGTATGTAAATCATCATGTAACGAATTTTTATGTGAAGAATGTATTGGTGGAAATTGTGTTTCGCAATGTAAAAACAATCCTTGCGTAAGTTGTATAAATAAAAACTGTATATATATATGTAATCCAGACAAATGTGAAGTATGTGGCCCAATCGGTTGTGTTGTTGTTTGTAATCGCAATAATTGTGAAATATGTGATGGAAAAGGAAAATGCGAATCAAAATGTAACGAATGCGAAAGATGCGAACGTGGAAATTGTGTACCTAATTGTAGCATATTATGTGAAAAGTGCGAAAATAATAAATGTGTTGCAAAATGCGACGCTGCTAAATGCGAAACATGCGACTCTAGAGGTAATTGTATAATCAATTGCGATAGTAAAAAATGCGAAGAGTGTGATAATAAAGGTGGATGTGTTAACAAATGTGATAAAAATAAATGTGAAGTATGTATAAATGGACAATGTGTCACTAAGTGCGATCCTAAAAAATGCGAAGAGTGTCAAAATGGAGAGTGTGTACTAAAGTGCGACACTACAAAATGTGAGATATGTAGCTCATCAATTTTTCCAGGTTCTGCTGTTTGTATTAATCAATGTAGTCAAAAATTATGTAGAAAATGCGTTGATGGATCTTGTGTTGGCTGTAGTTTTGGAGATAGGTGTATGAAATGTGATATTGACGAAGATAGTGATACTTATACCGAATGTATTAAATGGTGCTAAATTTAAATAAAACTTCAAAGGATTATCAAAATGAATAATTGTAATTCTTCTTGCTGGTGGAGATGTGGAATTCCTTCATTAGAACATATTAGTATAGAAGTTCAAAATGAAATTTTTTCCAAACCTATGTGGTTTTTAGAGCAAGATTGTGATGATAATTGTTATTGTTCCACAAATGATAATTTAGGAGATAGTTGCAATGATGGAGATATTAAGTATGGAGAATGTGTGCATTATACATCGTGGAGCACAACAGAATATCATACTTGTGAAGATCAAAAACCTCCATTAACAACTTGCGGAGACTCATGTTGTGATACTACTAATAGTATAAAAACTTGTTGTAATGGACAATGCGTATTATCAACAGCCTGTTGTGGCGGAAAGATTTTAGCTCTGGACGAAGAATGTTGTGATGGTAAAATTATAAAAACTAAATGTGATAGATTTATAGTAAATAATGAAGAATTCTCAACTCAAGCTGATGCAAATTGCGCAGGACCGTGTGGAGAGCAACGATGTGGCTGTGATACTGATAGTGGGCAAATATGTTGCGAAGATAATTGTGTAGATGAAGAGCAATGTTGTAATGGAATATTGCTCAAGGACGGATTTGTATGCTGTAATAAAAAACCGTGTAATATGGCTACACATTCATGTTTATCTAATGGAACATGTTGTAGGACTGATAAAATTATACAGAAAAATGATGGAACAAAACAGTGTTGTAGTAATAGAGAGATTTCTTGTGGTGGAAAATGCTGTGTCAGGGAAGACTGCAAGAACACACCTCAGGGTCCAACTTGTTTTACATGCCCTCCACAATCTGGAAAAAAAGGCACTGCCCAATGGGATCCAGTGTGTAATAATGTATTTTGCGAATATCCAGGATTTATACGATGTAATTGCGATACAGGTTCTTACTGCAACACAAAAGCAGGAGAAAGGTGTTTTCCTGCTCCCGAGCGCAATACAGAAGTATGTTGTGCTAAAGGACACAAATGGCATGCCGGCCAGTGTTGTTCAGAGCGTAGAGCCGGAAAAGATGGGAGTGGACAGCCTAGATGCTGCGAACAAGGCGAAAAAGTATGCGGAGATGGAAAATGTAGAAGAGTATGTAAAAATTGTCCCGATAAAGGAGGATCGGACATCGAAAGCTGCAATCCTGGTGAAACTTGTTGTCCGGGTGGTGGTTGCTATCAGCAAAGAGGAAGCAAATGTTGTTTTGCTGGTACGCCGTTGGCTCATATATGTCCTGATAATAAATTTTGTTGTGGAAGCGCAAATTGTTGTGAAGACAATGAAGTTTGTTGTGGAGATATTACTAATATTGCTAATTTACAATGTCTAAAGAAAAGTGAATACGTATGTTGTGATTTTATGGCGTGTCCTATCGCCGGTCCAGATCATAATCCTTGTTGTGGACGTAATTGCTGTACTGATCGACAAATTTGTAGAAATGGAATATGTATTGATGTTCCTGGAGCATAATCACTGTATATTATCACAGTTAATTAAAAAGAATTCTTATTTTTAAAAAATAAAATGAAAAAATTACAATTACAAGATACTATTAATAGTTTAGAATATGAAGGAGGTATATGTGGCACTTGTAAAATAGTTTCACAGATACCATGCGATCAACAATGTCCAGTTGAGCAAATTGTTGATTGTAATAATGGTCTTAGAACTTGTCAAGGTGCTCCGTTCTATACTACAAGTTTTGAAGCTTGTGCAGATCAGAATGGAGTTTTTACAGGATTAGTACAAGGTAGTTGTTATATGGGTAAAGATGAAAACGATTGTAATATAATTTTTAATCAAGAAACTGATGGAGTAAATCCTGAGAGTCGTTGTTGCCCAAACAGCCCGAACAACCTAGTTAAAGTCTGCACACCAGAGGATCCTTGTCCAGAACAAGATCCGTGCTGTACTAAATTTCTATTTTGCGATACCAATCCTTCTAGTCCAACGTGTGGTCAATGTATAGAAGAAGGCGGCGGAGCATCTGCTTGTCCTCAGTGTCCTTCTTGTAGTAGCGAGGGTTGTTCGCCGCCACCACCGCCACCGCCACCCGGTCCTCCGTCGCCACCTAGTCCTCCGAGTCCACCGAGTCCACCATCGCCGCCTTCGCCACCAAGTCCTCCTTCACCGCCAAGTCCACCATCGCCGCCAAGTCCACCATCGCCGCCTTCGCCACCAAGTCCACCAAGTCCGCCTTCGCCGCCAAGTCCTCCGTCGCCACCAAGTCCACCAAGTCCGCCTTCGCCGCCAAGTCCACCAAGTCCACCAAGTCCACCAAGTCCACCATCGCCTCCAAGTCCACCGTCGCCGCCTTCGCCACCAAGTCCACCATCGCCGCCTTCGCCACCAAGTCCACCATCGCCGCCTTCGCCACCAAGTCCACCATCGCCGCCAAGTCCTCCGTCGCCACCAAGTCCACCAAGTCCACCATCACCTCCAAGTCCACCGAGTCCACCATCGCCACCAAGTCCTCCATCACCTCCAAGCCCACCAAGTCCTCCATCGCCTCCAAGTCCACCAAGTCCACCAAGTCCACCATCGCCACCTAGTCCTCCGAGTCCACCGTCTCCGCCATTACCATCTTCGTCCCCAAGTCCGCGACCACCACCATCAGCAACTCCCACACTCACGCCAACGCCAACACCAGCATCTACGCCGCTTCCATCGTCTTGTGTTGGAGAATGCTGTTATTATATATGTGTAGAAGAATATGTTGAAAAAAATAATTGCGTTATTAATTCTACAAATATCACATTCGATCCTATTGAAATAACTAATTTTTATACTGATAAATATCAAATAATAATTTATGGTAATTGTGCTAGTTCCAATGGAAGCACTATCAAAGCATCAACAAAAGAGTCTAGATGCTACGGATGCGACAATCCTTATGTTGAACCAATAACATATCAAAAACAATGTTCAAATAACTCTTCTATAAAAATTATTGGAAATAATATGCTGTATACTCCACCAACTATTAATCATATTAATCCTCACGTTGTACAATCCAATAACATCTCTTGTAGCAATCATATTAAAATTATTAGTAATAATCAATCATATATTCAACCAACTATAAATTCTTATAATCCTCATATTAAAAATAATTATTGTGATATTAAAAATCAATCTATTAAAATTATACTAAATACTCCCAAGCCTACTCCAACACCAACTATTACGCCAACATCTACTCCAACAACAACACCAACCACCACACCAACAGCCACTTCGACAGTTACTCCTACAAGTAGTATTACTCCAACAGCAACGCCAACGGTGTCTCCATCTAACACAGTTACTCCAACAGTAACGCCGACGGTGTCTCCATCCAACACAGTTACTCCAACAGTTACTCCGAGTAATACTGCGACCCCAACAGTTACTCCGAGTAATACTGCAACCCCAACAGTTACTCCGAGTAATACTGCAACCCCAACAGTTACTCCGAGTAATACTGTAACCCCAACAGTTACTCCATCCAATACGACAACGCCAACAGTTACAGCAACACCAGCTGTTACTACATCGAACACAGTAACACCGACAGTTACTCCTACCAATACGGCAACACCAACAGTGTCTCCAACAGTTACTCCATCTAACACAGTTACACCAACAACCACCCAGACTAATACTCTTACTCCAACAGTAACACCAACAGTTACTCCCACAAATACAGTAACCCAAACAACTACTCCAACGCCAACTATTACGCTAACATCTACTCCCGCGACAACACCAAACACTACACCAACAGTCACGCCAACAGTTACTCCAACAAACTATAGCAAACCATGGAGCGATATTACCAGTAGTAGTGATGGAACTAAACTTGCTGCTGTTGCTTGGAATGGACAAATTTATACAAGTAGTGACAGTGGGACCAACTGGATAGCAAGACTAGCAACACAAAGTAATCGACAATGGAAAGCTATTGCTAGTAGTGACGATGGAAATAATCTTGTAGCAATTATAGGTAATGGTGATGTTTATACTAGTTCCGATAGTGGAATCAATTGGACACTAAAAAATAATAATTATATATTTTGGATTGATATAGCTAGTAATTCTAATGGGGTTAAGCTAGTTGCAAGTAATAGCGGTGGAGTCTCGACTAGTATTGATAGTGGAGCTAATTGGACGAACAGAATAACCACAATTTCTGCTGGTTTAATTAGAGTTACTAGTAGTAGTGATGGTGTAAAATTAGCAGTATCAATTAATAATGGAGATATTTACACTAGTTCTGATAGCGGAGTAAATTGGACAGTCAGATCTATTTCTAATATGGTTCATGCTTGGACTGCTATAACCAGCAGCAGTGATGGAACTAAATTAGCAGCAACTGTATATAATGGATATATTTATACTAGTTCCGATAGTGGCGCAACTTGGATTGCACGATTTGCATCAGGACAAAGACAATGGATAGATATAACCAGTAGTAGTGATGGAACTAAACTTGCTGCTGTTGTAGAAAATGGACAAATTTATACAAGTATTGATAGTGGGGTGTCTTGGATAGCGAGAGAAAATAATCGAAACTGGTATCGTATTACTAGTAGTGCCGATGGAACCAAACTAGTTTCCACTGTATATGTCGGACATATTTATACCAGTACTGATAGTGGAATTTCTTGGACAGAAAGAATAATTACAACATAAAATTTTAAGTAATACATTATGAATAATACTAATAATATACAAAATAATTGTTCTAATATTATTGAAACAATTTGTAATAATAATGAAACCAGATTAAACTATAATGATGGCTCAACCTTAAAAAACACATCATTGTTTGTAAATGCTGGAGATATAGTTTCTGTGAATGTTAGAGGATGCGTATCATGTTATTATGGAACTTTTTGTAATAGCGACGCAAATGGATTCAATGGACTGTACTATAATACTGCTTTTGGTGTTATATCTAATATAAATAGTAGCACAATACCTTTTACTACAAATAATAGTATTACAATAGGAACTAATCATATATTTACAGCATCAACAACAGGATATCTTTATTTGGGTATCTTTGATACTGGAACATGGTTTGATAATATTGGCAATTTTTGCGCATCTGCCGAAATAATTCGGCCTTGTTCTTGTAATTTATCATTAGATTTCAAAAATTATAATACTAGTAAAAATAGTAAAGAAAATAATTATCACATAATAAAACTATATAAAAAAGGTGTGACAAATCCTTTGTATACTAGTGATCCGATACAAACAAATGGTGATTTAGTTAATATTATTAGTAATTTATTTATTAATTGTAGTAGTACTAGTCCTATTATTTTACCATCAAAAACACCAACTCCAACTCCAACAAATACTCCTACCAATACTCTAACACCTACTATTACTCCAACACCAACAAAAACTAGCACACCAACACCAACACAAACACGAACTCCCACTAAAACTCCGAATCCAACCAGAACACCTACAAAAACGCCAACCAGAACACCAACAAAAACACCAACAAAAACACCAACACAAACAAGAACTCCTACAAAAACGCCCACCCAAACAAAGACCCCAACAGTAACATCCACATCACAACCAACATCAACTCCAACACCAACATTGACTCCAAGCAATACTCAAACATTAACTCCAACACCATCAATAACAAATACAAACACTCCAACTTTTACTTCGACACTAACATCCACATTAACCCCTACTCCAACAGCTTCTGTGACACAGACCCAGACTCCTAGCTCTTCAATAGAATTGACCGCAACACCAACTCCTACACAAACATCTTCGGAAACACCAACTCCCACACCAACCCCCACCCTAACACCTTCAGAAACACCAACCTCCACACCAACTCCAACATCTTCGGAAACACCAACTCCAACACCCACAATTTCGTTAACATCCTCAGAAACACCTACTCCAACAACAACGCCAACAGTCACACCATCTAAAACAGAATATTATTCCGGTCAGCAATACAATTTTGTGCCATAATATATAAAATTTAATAAGTTTATTTTGGTGTATAATATTATTATTTTACTAATCATAACTATAGAGATTATATTATGAATGAAAATATTATCGATTTTTGGCAAGTAGTTGCTACCACAAGTTTCGGAATAGTTGTGACCCTTGTGGGATTTTGGGTAACAGTAGGAAAAAATATGGCCACAAAAAATGATGTTTTACATATGATAGAAACTCAAAGTCCGTATTCTCAAGATCGTCAATTTATTATGGAAAGATTAGCAGCTAATAAAGAGAGCCAAGCAGCGTTCGCCTCTGCATTACAACGAAACACAGAAGTTATGAACGAACTCAAAATTCAATTAGTCACACTAGGCAAAACACTAGAAGCATTAGAAGAAAGAATAGAAAGGGCATAATATGGCAAATGATATTGGTTTATCAAAAAGTGATCAAGCTATCAAACATGGCACTCTTGTAGTATCTCCTTCTCCTTTTACAAATAGTTTTCAATATCAAAACTCTAACGTTTATAATAAACCAGTTATTACTGATATAGAAAATAAATATGATGAAAGATTTGATGATATTCGCTACTATACAATAGGCTCAGGAACTCTATAAGATTTAAATTATGACTGTTTTTAAAATTAATTTAAATAAAGCATTAAATAGTAATGGATCTATCAAGGTTAGAAAATCAGAGGAATCTATTACGCCCACACCAACTCCGAGTCAAACCACAACGATTGCGCCTACACCAACTCCAACCACAACGACCACTCTTACGCCCACGGCTACTCCAGCAGCACAAAACAATTTATCATTTTCTAATTATTACAAGGCATCTGCTGACAACGTAAATCCATTCCCAGATCAGTACAGCGTGTCTGGTCAGGGAACGTCTGGCAGTCCGATGACGGTCACTGTAGGGGGCGGAAATGCTGCAACAGATGACGAGGATCATCGCGTATGGCTGTTGGTCAACCAGACTGGAACGTTATCATGGTCTATATCGCTTTCTGGCAGCGGTTATCAGGGCGAAGCAAGACTGTTTCGTCATGCTGGAACACCTAGTCAGCATGAATGGTCAAGCAGCTCCACTATCTCTGGCGGCACTGCGATATCTAATAGCGCCATTGGTGGTAGTACGCTGACCGGCACTGCCTCTGTGACTGAGGGCGAGCATCTTGTCGTTCGCTGGATGAAAGATGAAGGTCCATATGGGCAGAACCCCACCGCTACAGCGATATTATCAATAGCAAGCATAACCACCACAACAACACCCACAACAACACCAACAGAAACTCCAACAACAACCCCAACAACAGCAACAACAACCCCAACAACAACAGCAACACCAACGACAACACCCACCACTGCGACACAATTTTCACCAATGGCAGTCGTGCTAACAACGGGTTCTTCATATACAGTACCAACTGGTGCCACCACTATGAAAGCATGGGCTATTGGAAGTGGTGGAAATTATCAAAGATCCGCTGGTGGAACAGCATATAAAACTTGGAATGTTAATAGTGGCTCTTCTGTAGCTTATACAGTTGGTGCTGCTGTTAGTAATACCAATTTTGATGCGCCCGGTAATAATACAACAGTAACATATAATGGAACGACTATTACTGGATTTGGTGGCGGTAGAGCAAGCAATGGAACTCTCAAATTTAACGGTGGAGAATTTTCTGGCGGAGACGGTGGAGCTATAGGAGGATCAACACAATATTTGGGTAACGGAGTTTGGTCTGCGGGGGCGGTTGGTGGAAATACCTCACAAAATATTGGAGGACATATAGTATTTAAAGCAACAGATGTAGATGGTCTATTTGCCGTATTAAATCTATTAGGAATAGACCCAACCACAAATATAGAAAATATTAATCCTAGTAATCCAAATGTATTTGGTGCTGGTAGCTATTTTAATAAAGTAGGAGGATTTATTTCTGGTGGTATAGGTGGCGGTAATGGATACGGTACAAATGAAACTAGAGAAACAGGAGCAGTAATACTTTACTTTACATAATTATGCCAAGCATATTAACAAGCCCGAATGGAAATAGTATAATTCTAATTCCTCGCAGTGGATCGCACTCAATAGCAATGGCTATGTTACAATCCTTTTATCCAGATATAGAAATAACAGACTCTTATCATCCTGCTTATTTTTATCCAATTAGCCAAGACAATGGTCAAAAATGTGTTATTGTTAGAAATCCAATTGAAAGATTTCGATCTATGGTGGCTCATAGAAATAGAACAGTTGAAGAACAATTAGAAAATCCAATATACGGTTGTGAGTTCTGCCATATTACAAATTATGACAGAGCATTTTTATTTGAAACGCAACTACAAGACTGTGCAGATTGGCTTGGAATTACCGTGCCATTGCCACATTTGGATGCTAGTGAAAATAAACCCGTTTTAACGCCAGAACAAGAAAATAGAGTTCGTGAAATATATGCAACAGATATTGAATTATGGGAGTCATTGGTGAATCAATAATTTTATGAGTCAAAAATTATTAACAGTTGGCATGGCAACATACGATAATTACAACGGAATATTTTTACGATATAAAACAAAATATATTCAATCAAGCTTTAAAAACCGTAAAATTTGATAAACAATAATAAAAATCAGTATGGTGTATTGTTATTTAGTATTTATTTTTGGAGATAAATTATGATTAAACCCGGCTATCGCACAAGTGAGTTCTGGTTTACACTCGTTAGTTTTATTTTTAGTGGATTATATCTGACCGGTATCATTAATGATCATACTAATAAAGAAGAACTTATTAGTGTTGTTAGTCATGCTGTAGAAAGTTGCATTCTCATTGGTGGTCAATTTGTAATATTATATAAGTATATTAATAGTAGAAAAAATATTAAAACAGAAATTACACCAGAAGTTGTCAATACCGTACCAGTTGTTAATGAGGAGAAAAAAGATGACAAACCAAGAAAGTCCAGAAACACCAAAAAGCCAAGAACTAATACTAAACGAAGTAGAAAAACTAATAAGTAGAACAAAAGAATCATATAAGGATATTAAAAGATTTGCAATAGATCAAGCATGGAAACTATTGCAATTAGCAATAGCTAGTATCATTCAAATTATAGAAATTATTGGTCGGGATTTAAGTAGTCCACAAAAAAAAGAGCTAGCTATGAGCATGATTAGTAAATTTTACGATAGCTTATTTTTAGCAGTTGACATTCCAGTTGTGCCGCACATAATAGAAGGGTACATTCATTCTTATGTTAAAAGTTTTCTCATGATTTTGGTCAGTTCAACAATTGATAGTATGGTTAAAATCTTTAGAGAAGCGGGTGTTTTTAAACCAAAATTAACAGTTCAACACAATTATCTAGTCTGAAAGGACGAATCTTATGAATTATGCCGAAAGTTTTCAAGAATTTAGTAGTAGATTATCAGGAACAGATCTAATGGTTTATGGAGGAGCCGCTCTTATATTATTTGTACTATTTAAGGATAAATTAGTACCAGTTAAAGATTATGTCTCTGGGCTTATTGGTAAATTGATAAACAGAGTCAGTACAGAATCTGCTGTTGCAAAAAATGATAATGATTTTCTAAAATTAATTAGTAGTTGGAAAAATACTAGGGATTTAGCAGAAAAAATGAAGTGTCCAAAAGCTGTTGAGGTTTTAGATAGCGCATTTCCACATCTTAGTCCCAACACATGCGGCCAGGAGACAAAATGAATATTAAAAATACCAATATAATAGTTCTAGTTATTGGAGGACTATTATTAACATACGGATTACTTGGACCAGTTATTAAAAATAATCTATCCACCAATCCAATAAATCATATTCCATCGGTATTAGCTCCGTTGGATCCGTTACTAAAGGATAATTGTGAAAAAGTAACCGAGATCCTAAAATCCGGAAGCTCGGATCGATCAGTTGATGGTGTGAAATTAAGCGGATTATTCTCTGACTTGGCAAGACTAATAGAACTAGATGGTGAAAATGAAGTAATTAAAAATACCGATGAAATTAGAGAAGCTAATAAAATAGCTGGAGCTTTTTATAATCTTGATCTTAAGGGTAAATATCCTGATCTAACGCAGGCCGCTACTTATGTTGTTGTACAGCATATCGGAGACGATAATGTAGCCCTAGATCCTGAACTTAGGAAAAAGGCCGTAGAAGCTTTTAATGGTTTAGCATGGGCTTTTTATGAGGGTAGTAAATAATGGCTAGATACTCACCAGAACAATTATACAAACTTTATAAGGATGGATTTCAAGGGTGCTTGTGGGAACAGCATATTTTTGATCATTTATTAGAAGTTTCTAAATATGCTTATTTTGGTGATGGAGCAAAAAGAATAGTTGGGACAGGCAAGGGTAAACTATCTACTCCATACAAAAGTGTTTTGAAGTTTGATAAGAATCCATATAATGAGCGTCAGGTGACGAGTGACTGTGTTAGCCACTCTACCCGTAATGCGGTAGATGTTACTCGTGCTGTAGAAATAGATGTTAAGAGAAATAGAGAAGCATGGATAGCAAGAGGAGCAACAGAAGCTATTTATGGAGCAAGAGGACATGGTGGTCAGGGTATGAGTTGTGCTAGAGCAGCAGAATTTGTAAGTAAGTATGGTGGAGTTTTAGTCAGAAAAGATTATAAGGGTGTTATAGATTTAACAAAATATCAAGGTATGCTAGGTGCTGGTTGGGGAGGACGAGGACTACCAGATAAAGTTATAGATTTAGCTAATGATCATCAAGTAAAAACTGTTAGTTTAGTAAGAACAGTAGAAGAAGCACGAGATGCCTTAGCTAATGGTTATGGTATTAGTGTTTGTAGTATGTATGGTTTTAGTAATAAAAGAGATAATAAGGGTTTTGCTAAACCACAAGGTTCTTGGGCTCACGCTATGGCCTGGATTGCTTGTGATGATACTGGTAGTGAACCAGCGTTTTTAGTACAAAATAGTTGGGGTTGTTATTCAGACGATACTGAAGTGCTTACTAAAACAGGATGGAAATTATTTAAAAACTTAACAGACACTGACATATTAGCAACATTAAATCCAAATAATCATTATTTAGAGTGGCAACAAATTCAACAAAAATTTGAGTATGATTATAATGGCTATTTAAATCATTATCATTTTAGAGGAGTAGATTTATTAGTTACAGATAATCATAATATGTATATTGGTAAGTTAAATTCTGATTTAGATAAAATTGATTCTTGGCAATTAATAGAATCACAAAATTGCCCTAAATATATTCATATTAAAAAAAATGCAAAATGGAAAGGGGAAGAAGTCGAGAATATAAAAATAGGCTCAAATATTATATCTATGGACTTATGGTTAGAATTTTTAGGATATTTTATTTCTGAAGGACATACTTGTAATCATAAAAAAGTAATGTCTAATGGAGATATTAAATATTATGGATTAGTTGGTATAAGTCAGAATAAAAAAGAATCAAGAGAAATAATACAAAATTGTATAAATAAGCTACCATTTAGATTTTCTTCGAATATGGTGTCTTATGACAAAAACTTATATAATAAATTGAAAATTTATGGTAAAGCTCATCAAAAATATATCCCAGACTATATAAAAAATTTGTCATCAAGACAACAAAAAATATTTTTTGATGCTATGATGCTAGGAGACGGTTCTAGGTCTAATGGTAAAATTAATTATTATACATCCTCAAAAAAACTAGCAGATGATATGCAAGAACTAATACTAAAAATAGGATTAGCCGCAGATATAATAGAGGTTGATCGTATTGGTAGAGATAATGGAAAAAATGGTCATAAAAATATAACTAGACATAAAGAATATAGACTTAATATAAAAGAAATTTCACTAACACCAAGAGAACATAATGGAACAAAACCAATATTATTACCTTATAATGGTAAAATATATTGTGCTACTATTCCTAATCATATTATGTATGTTAGAAGAAACGGAAGGGCTGTTTGGTGTGGGAATAGTTGGAACTCTGGAGGACATCCTGAATGGGACACTATTCCAAACGGATCATTTTTAATAAAAGCAGATGTAGCAGCCGGTATGTTAAAAGGTAATGGAGCATACGCTTTTAGTGACTTTGATGGATTTCCATTACAAAAATTACCAGACTATGGTTTTGATTATTTATCTTCATAAATATATAATATGAGTTTATTATGAATTTACCAAGACTAATAAGTATAAGTGGACTACCATTTAGTTTACCTCCATTACCAGAGTACCAAGTATGGGCTATTAATCAAGACACTAGTCCTCCATCTTTAGTTATAGTAGAATTTCCGTATTCAAAACCCGTTGACACCGTGCCCTCCATCAATACTTTCAATCTGTTAAATACCACACTAGAACAAACTTCTACATTACTCAATATTCAATTACAAACATTGGATAGTAGACTAACTACTATAGAAGGACAATTAAGCAATATTCCTTTAGCATCATCATGAAAAATATTGTTAATATTAAATGTTGTCCTATCATACCTTCCCCCACGCCGACGATCACGCCGAGTATAACTCCGACAAATAGCACAACTCCAACTATTACCCCGACAACGTCGGTTACGCCATCGGTATCTCCAACAAACACCGTTACTCCTACCAGTAGTATTACTCCAACAACAACACCAACAGTTACTCCGACTAATACGGCTACACCAACAGTTACTCCGACTAATACGGCTACACCAACAGTTACTCCGACTAATACGGCTACACCAACAGTTACTCCGACTAATACGGCTACATCAACACCTACAGCAACACCAACTACTACCGAGACGAATACTCCTACTCCAACAAATAGCGTTACTCCAACAAATACAGTGACCTCAACTATTACACCTACCAACACTATTACGCCAACCAATACTATTACGCCAACCAACACCATTACGCCAACCAACACCATTACGCCTACTAACACGCCAACCAACACCATTACGCCTACTAACACGCCAACCAACACCATTACGCCAACTCCTACTACAACGATAACCCCTACGCCAACACTTCCGCCTTTTCCAATAGGGGCCAATAGTGCTAATTTTAACATTTGCGCTGATTGGAATGGTCAAGATGGTAATGTTACAACCGTTGGAAGTAATGGCGGGCCAAGTGCTTATGGAACATATGACCAGAGCGGAAATGTGTGGAATTGGACCGAAGCTATTACAGGCTCGTCTCGTGTTGCTCGGGGCGGCAACTGGGGGGTCGCCAGCGCGTCCAGCGTGTCGTCCTCCAGTAGTGCCGCAGACCTCCCGTTGGTTGAAAACATCTACCTCGGTTTTCGTCTTGCAAGTTCCCTTAACCCTTTATCTCTTTCATATTTTGTTAGTGTTGGTGATGTTTATAATAGTGCTGATAGTACTGGTTATGGAATCGTAAACTATGTGTATAGTATTGCTCAATATCATGTTACCAATTGTGAGTATGCGGAATTTCTTAACGCAGTAGCGAGTACTGATACTTACAATTTATACAATACAAATATGGATAGCGGTGCTAGAGGCGGCATAACTCGATCTGGTTCTAGCGGAAGCTATACCTACACCGTTAAGACCAATATGGGGAACAAACCCGTAGTTTATGTTAGCTGGTTTGATTGTGCAAGATATTGCAACTGGTTACATAATGGTAAGTCCTCTGGAAACCAAGATAATACTACTACCGAAGACGGAGCTTATACTCTAAATGGAGCAACTTCTGGAGTGAGTATTACTCGTAATGTTAATGCTAACTATTTTATTCCTAGTGAAAATGAATGGTACAAAGCGGCTTATTACAAAGGCCGCGGTACTAACGCAGGATACTGGAATTATGCCACTCAAAGTGACACCGATCCAACATGTGTTACTGCCGATGTTAATGGTAATGGACCAATAAATAGTAACTATAGTTGTTCTTAAATATTTTAGTAACCTAACCTTTGGTGTATATTACTACATAATAAGGAATTATTTTATGAATTTTTTTGATAAGTTAGCATTAAATAGACTAATTAGTATAATACTTAATTTTATACTAAATATAGTAAAACTAATAATACCTAAACAAAAAGATAAATTGGATGATATAAATCCTTTTCCTCCTATTCCAAAACCACTATTAAAACGTAAAAGATTATTTCCAAGAGATAAAAATGAATAAATTAATATTACCAATTTTATTCGTATCATTATTTTTTACTTCGATAAAATATAACGGATCATCAACAGCTCCTGTTATTTTATCCGGATCTATAGTTAAACATATAGGTAATGAACCAATTAAAAAATACAAAAGAAAAGAGTGTCCAGTTTGTAAAGGAAGTGGAAAATATTTGAGTGGAGACGGAATCAAAATGGTTGATTGTGGATATTGTTTACCTTAATAGAAAGACAAAAATATGCAAGTAGATCCTAATCTGGAACGTATTGCTCAAAAGGTTATAGACAAAGCAAACATTAAAAATAATAACTATGGTTTTGATCCTATAACAATAATTATAGTAATCGGTGTTATACTAAGTCTTATAAGAGTAATTCAGGAATGTAGAAGCAAAAGACGCAAGAACGATAAAATGAGTGAAGCTTTAGACTTAAGACATACTATAGTTAATTTAACTATTAAAGATAGCTGGTTAAATAATTATAGACTAAATAAAATATTAAAACAACACTTGAGCAAAAAACAATATCAACAATACGGAGTTAGTTTAAAAAATGCCATCATGGAAGTTGGTAAGAATCTCGATGATAACGAATCCTTAACACTTCTGGAGGCTACCAATGTTTAATCTGCTTATATGGATAGTTTATGGTTTATTTGTTGGTTCTTTAGCAAAAGCTATAGTTCCTATTAATTTACGATTAGGTTTTTTTCAAACTGTTGCTCTTGGTGTTGCTGGCTCGTATATGGGAGGCGCAATACTTTATATTTTAGGAACATATGATAGTTTGAGTCCATCAGGAATATTTATGGGCGTGGCTGGTGGCATATTAAGCCTTATATTATATAATAAATTTGTTAATAAATAAAAATCGGGATAATCAATGAGTGTTCCAGAATATTCTGTATTAGGAAATTGTAATAGTGCAAACTATGATAGTACGGCTTTATGGCCATCAACCATAGATAATAATGGTAATATTACAAGTGTTGGCGGAAACGGCAAATCTAGTTTTTATGGCACATTCGATCAAAATGGCAATGTATGGGAAATTATAGATTATCAAATACCATCATCGCAAAGCATATTATATTACGGCGGTTCTTATAATTCAAGATTAGTAGACCTAATAAGTATCGATGGTTTCACTATAGATATAAGAAACACAGGACCAGGATTCGGATTTAGAGTTTGTGCAAATTCTGGTATCTCAGATAGTAACTTTGTAACAGTATCTGGTTCTAATATTGGAGACACAAATAGAAATCATTATGGAGATGATCTTGGACAAGTTAATTATGAATATAAAATATCTAAATTTACTATAACAAATGAAGAATATGTCTTATTTTTAAATAATGTGGCAAGAGTTCCTGCTTTAAATAATGCTTTGGCGGTACCAGCTAATAGTATATGGCCATATATAGGTTCTATGACCACAAATATTCGAGGTGGTATAGTAGTAACAGGTACTAATCCTATAGTATATACTGTTAAAGATAATATGGCTAAAAAACCAGTTAATTTTGTTAACTGGTATAGCGCGGCTAGATATATTAATTGGTTAAGTAATAGCAAGCCTAACAGCGGTGGCCTAGCAGTAAATTCGACAGAAACAGGGGTATATTCTCTTAATTTCACTAATCCTCTTGTTAAACCAACAGCCTCAAATAAAACATATTATTGGATTCCTGATCGTGATGAGTGGGTAAAAGCAGCCTATTATGATCCAACAAAAAATGGAACAGGTGGATATTGGCTATATGCTACACAAAGCGACACAGAACCATACTCTATAACAGTTAATGTTAATAATGGAATAGCAAACAATACTTTTGGTAGTCCTGGAGCATGTCTTAGCCCAACACCCACACCAAGTATAACAAGTAGTCCAACGCCCACTCCTTCAACAACCCCATCCTTAACTCCATCTTGTACACCAACATTAACCACAACAACAACTCTTACAGCAAGCGCTACCCCAACACCCACACTCACGCCTTCTGTTACAAATACTCAAACTCCGACTCAAACAAAAACATCAACTCCTACTCGTACACCTACAAAAACACCCACTAGAACGGTTACTAGAACTCAAACACCAACACCCACAGTAAGCTTTACATCCTCTCACACGCCAACACCAACACCAACATATACTCCAACTCCTACTTCTACTAAAGCTCTATGTGATACATTTAAAATTGGACAACTACAATATAATCCTAATATTTATAGTAATGATGACATCAAAGTATTATATAAGGGTTTTATTTTAGAAGGACGTATCAATGATAAAATTATGTTAGTAAAAGAAATGCCGAATGTATCACAAACTCCTACTCCATCAGTAACAAAAACTTCCACCCCAACACCCACCGTCACATTAACACCCACAATAACCCCAACATCTACCACCACATTAACACCAACAATTACCCAAACACCAACTAACCAGTAATGAAAATTGCTGTAGCATTATATCTATATCATACAGATTTATGGGACGAGTATAAAGAACTAATTGAAAATATAAAATATAAGATAAAATTATATTTAGGATTATGTATTAATACTAATTTTTCTCATATTCTAAAAGACCTATCTAATTTGTCTTGGAACTATTCTCTAAGTTTCCATGAAAATTATGGAGCTGATATAGCACCATTTTTATATCAGTTAAAAGCTATCTCCGAACCATTCTTTATAAAAACACACAGTAAAAAAAGTTTATGGGGATACGGAAATACCAATTGGAGATATGATTTAAATCATTTACTTAAACCATCTATTGTAGATCGCGCTATTAAAACATTATCATTGCCCACAATAGGAATGATAGGAAATAAAAAATATTTACTACATAATAATGATAAATCTATACATATAAATAAAATAAAAACATTATGTAATTTACTACAATTAAATTATACTAAATTAAAAAATAGTCCATTTTTTGCTGGATCAACCTTTATTAGTAAAACTAATATGTTTAAACAAATATTACTGCCGCAGTATTCGATACTTGAGTCTTATCTGAAAAATGAAAAAAATAAAATTAATGAAGAACACGGAACGTATACTCACTCTTTAGAAAGAATATTTGGATATATAGTATCTCATCATAATCTTAAAATAGGTTTATATTATAATGACTAACTATAGCATGTTACCAATAAACTTTAATCCTAAAAAATATTTTGAGATTAACAAAGATATACAATCAATATTACCAAATGATAAAGCATGTATAGAACACTATCTAAATTTTGGAATCAAACAAAATAGACGTTATATAGATTATAAAACAAAAAATAATGCAGAATTTTGGAATAGTGGAAAAAATCTGCTCTATTTTTCACCAATCGCACCAGACTACGACATGAGCAGCGGAGGTAATAGACTTTTACAAATACTCACAATTCTAAAATTATATTTGAAATATAACGTATCTTTTTTTTGTAATGGATATAAAAAAAATTATCATATTAAAAAATTACAACAACTAGGTATAACAATTAATTTACCAGATATAAAAAATGATAAATATTTTGATATAAATCTAAAAAAAGCAGTTGATAATAATGTTATATATAACAATGCAATATTTTCTTGGTATGATATAGCAGATCAATATGTTGATATTGTAAAATCTTATTATCCTAATATTAAAATTATTATTGATACTGTTGATATACATTGGATTAGAGAACACAGAGGAAAAAATGCGGGATTATTAAATATCACAGACGAACTATTATATAGTAATAAAAACAAAGAAATAAATACTTATAAAAAAGCGAATGTTATATTTACTGTTACAAATGATGATAAAATATTTCTACAAAAAGAAATAGGATATAATAATAATATCAAAATTCTTAGTAATATTCATGATCCTAAAAATATAAAAAAAATAGAATATAATATTTTATTTGTTGGTAGTTATGATCATCGCCCAAATATAGATGCCGCACAACAAGCTGTTCAAATATATAAAAATTTTCAAGAAACTAAAGAATACAAAAATATTATTTACCAAAAACCAAAATTATTTATTGTTGGTCCTAATAGTAAAAATATCAATTTTTCTTCTGATATTTATAATGATAAACAGATAATTATTACTGATCATGTTCCTGATTTGGACAGTATATATTCAAAATGTTCGGTATTATTAGCCCCATTAAATTGGGGTGCTGGTATAAAAGGCAAAATATGCGATGCCGCTATGGCAAATCTAGCGATTATAACGTCGCCAATAGGTAATGAGGGCATAAATCTTACTGACTCTGTAAATGGATTTATTTGTACTAGTAACGATAGTTTTGTTAAAAGTTTATGTGCTTTCTATAAAAACAACATCAATGAACAACAAAAAATAGCAAGTTTAGGACAAAAACATATACATAATATAGTGTCTACACAAAGAAGTATTGATGTTTTAAAAAATACATTAGAAGATAAACATATGGTGATCAGTATTGTTGCTTTTAATAACAAAGAACGACTATACAAATGCCTATCTTCTATCATAAGAAAAACAAGCTATAAAAATTATCATATAGTAGTTACAGATAATAGCACAACACAGCAAATAGAAAATTCTATAGGAGATTTTTTAAAAGAAAATAACATAGAAAATAAAGTTACTTATATTAAAAATAAAAGTAATGAATTTTTTATTATTCCAAATAATAAAGTAATGCTAGATATAAAATATAAAAATTCTGATGTAGTATTGATTAACGATGATATTGAAATAGTATCAGAAGATTGGCTATCGCATATGGTATCATCCGCATATTCTTCCGGAGATATTGGTTTTGTTGGCGGTAAAACTATTTTTCCTGATGGAAGATTAGCGGAAGCAGGGGCAGAATTGTATGAAGACGGATTTGGTAGAAATATAGGAAGATATGATGATCCAAATAGTCTCATATATAATATACCTAAATATGTTGGATATTGTTCCGGATGTTTTTTATTAATCAAAAGAGAAACCATAAATAAAATAGGTGTATTTAATACTACGTTTTATCCTATGTATTATGAGGATAGCGAATTACAATACAGAGGACATTCCTTTGGTTTAAATACCTTATATGAACCTAGAGCTATAGCTATTCACAACGAAGGATCTAGCGCTGGCACGAACATTGAGAACGGAACAAAGCGATTTCAAGAAATTAATAGACTTAAATTTATAGATGTTATAAAAAATAATCAATTAAAAAACTATATAAAAAACAATACTTGCCATGATAAAATATGTATAGTTATACCCACATACTATGACCGATCAGCTATGTTACAATTGTCTTTAGAATACCAAAAAAATGCTAAAAATTCTGAAAATTTTGAAACGTATATTTTTGTTGATCCTCATAGAGAATATGGTATAGTATCAGACTACGACAAGGTAATTACTAGCGAATATAAAAGAATAAACTGGACTAAAAATAGTGGTAAATATAGTTGGTATGATAGTGTTAAATATATTTTTGATAATACCGATTATGATTACGTAATAACTAGAGAAGATGATGTATTAATTAGCAAAGATTATTTAAGAATGTGCGAAGAACTAGCACTACACGACGCAGCTCTTGGAAAAGACGACCATATCTTATATTTTCATATAGGCGCTTGGGAAAAACCAAAAGGCAATCCAAATAAAATTGTTAAATCCGATGTATCTATAAGATCTTGTGTAATTAGCAGATTTAAGTTTTATAAATATATTAAATCATTTTATGATTCTATAAGATCAGACGAAATATGTGGATTAGATCTTGATATAAATCGTATACTACATACCCATAATCTTATAGCGATAGCGCCAGAAATGAATAGACACGCTCACATAGGAATTTATGGATGGAGCGCAACAGATATTCATGCAGATGAAAGAGGACAACAGTCGCTATTTCATAAGCCCTTAACACATGAGCAACTATACACTATCTTAAAAGATAGCTGCTTATCCGGAAACAAACTTCTCAAATTAAATCACAATAAAAATCCAAACTATTTTTGGGATTTTGATCCAAATATTAATTTTACTAAACTAGAATATGTATTATAGAAAGTTTATAATCAATGAAAAATAATTTTGTTATAGGAATACAATGTTTTGTTAAACTCGAAATACTTCAATTAGTGTTAGGGAAATTGGAACAATGCTATGGGGCTAATAAATACACATTAGTTCTATTTGTAGATTCTTCAGATAATTTACTCTACAATAGACCCGACTGGATAGAAAAAAATAAGAATCTTATAAATTACATCAAAAATTACACTTCTGATAAATTTAAAAAAATTATAAAATATTATGAAAAAAATAATGTTGGTCCTTATGTCGGGTGTAAAAAAACAGTAGACTTGTGTTTTCAACATAGTGATTATATTTATCAATATCTACTATAATAAAGAATTTATTCTATGAATAATATAATTAATCACAATATAGGATATCAACTAGAAGATAAAGATATTATAGATTACCAAGTTTGGACGCTTGATAAAATAAATTGGGCCATTAGAGGACCAAAACCAATTGATATTAATAAAAAATATTTTGTGTCAATAGGTGCCGCTGGAACATTTGGTAGATATTGCCAAAGACCATATACTCAACAGTTATCAGAAACTATTGGTATAAATGGATTTAATTTAGGAGTTTCTGGCGCTGGTCCATCATATTTTAATCAATATAAACATATATTTGATTTTATAAATAAAGCAGAGTTTTGTATAATTGAGATATTTTCTGGTAGATCTATATACAATGATTTACTTGAGTTAGGAAAAAATCAAGGTCAGGTTAGATATAAAAATTCTGACTCTATATTTCAAATGGCAGAAACTATATATAAAGAAATATTAAAAGATAAAAATTTAGCTGAAAATATTAAAATACAAAATAGAATAAATTATTTAAATGAAATGAAGATATTATTTAACAACATAAAAACTAATAAAATTTTATTGTATTTATCTACAAGAGCTCCGGAATATGAAGAACTATATACAGATATAAAAAGTTACTGGGGTGGATTTCCACATTTTATAAATAGAGATATGATAAAATCTATGAGTAATTTATGTTCTAATTATGTAGAATGTGTGTGTGCAGACGGTTTACCATACAAAATAAAAGATAAAATAATAAATAATTATTATCATAGTCAAGAAATGCATGATTACGCATATAAAAAATTATATGAATACACAAATAAATAATTTTACTATTTATGCAGAAAGACACTGCGGAACAAAATTTTTAGAATCTCTTATTATTGATTATTATAATATACCAGTTACATATTTTTTTGGCTGGAAACATTTTTTTGGTTTTCATAATAAAGAAATAATACTTAGCGGGAAAAACACATTATTTATATGCATAACTAGAGATCCATTTCAATGGATTCACGCGATGTTTAAACAACCATATCATATGAAAACTGAAAATAATATTACAGATTTTTTATTAAACCCCATATATTCATATGAAACAGAAAATGGAAATCTTTGTTTAGAAAAAGAAATTATTTTTGAAAGAAATATATATACTTTAGATAGATATAAAAATATTTTTGAAATGAGAAATATAAAATATAATTATTTACTTTATAAACTTCCAAAAATTGCACAAAATTATATCTTTATAAGATACGAAGACTTGTGCAACAATATATCACAAATTCAAGACATAATATCTAGTAAATTAAATATTGAACCATATACAGATATTAAAAATAATTTTTTAAAACAAGAATATGAAATTAAAAAAGAAATATATGATATTATAAAATCAAATTTAGATATAAAAATAGAAAACGCTATGGGGTATTTATTATGAAATTTTCTAAAATAATTTTTAATCATATCCCAAAGTGTGGAGGAAGTAGCTTTAAAACATCCTTATATAAAGCTTGTTTATCCAACCCATATTTCTCACAAACCCCAATATATATATCAGAATTTACACACAATAATATATGTTTACAAAAAGATAACCAATATATACCCATTATTCATAATGACACAAAATTATTTGCTGATCATAGTTATGCATATTTTTTTGAAAAAACTTTTAATTTAGATATTTCTTCAACATTCAGGATTATTAGTATTAGACATCCTATATTAAGATTTATTAGCCATATGTATTTTTTTGATAAATTAAATCCAGAATACTGTTCATACAATATACTAAAAGAAAAAACTAAAGAATACGGTAACATAACCATAGATTACTTAACATATTTTAAATATGGCCATCTAAACTTAGATATAGAAACAAAATATAATATCGCTATAGAAGAATTATCAAAATATAATTTTATTATAAAATCAGATTATATGAATGAATCAATTACAGAATTGAATCATAACAATCCATTCGGTCTTATTTTGGAAGAATCAAGAGTAAATACTAATAATTATAACGCAAATATATCCAAAAAAGTTTTACAAAATCTTAAATCCTTACTTCAATTTGAAATTCTTTTGCTACAAAACTTTTATCCTAATATACAAGATGAATAAATTAGCTATTAGTTTATCTTTGTATTATTTAGATTTATGGAACAATTTTTTACAGATATTATCTCCTTTTAAGGATCATATCCATCTCTACCTCTGTTTGTATAACGATAACGGATCTCAAAAACATATTATAAAAAATGCAGAAAAAAATTTTGATACAACAATTTTATTTTGTGATAATTATGGAGCAGATGTTGCTCCTTTTCTCAATATTTTAGAATTAATTAAAGAACCATATTTTATAAAACTACATAGTAAAAAAAGCTTATTAGGACAATACAATCAAATTGCTTGGAGACACATTTTATTACACGATTTTTTTGGTGATAATGATATTTTTAATAACAACTATAAAACAATACATCATAGCAACTGTGGCGCTATTGGTAATAAATTTTTACTATCTAGCAATAATGAACTATATCATAATCAAAAAATTTTATATTTGTGTGACATATTAAATATTCAATATTCTAACATATATCAATATTCTTTTTTTGGTGGTAATATGTTTATGAGCAAAACAGAGTTATTTAAACAGCATTTTCTACCCTACAACCATTTACTTCAGAAATTATTATCTCAAGAGACTAAAAAAGTAAATGAATCAATGCTGGGAACGTATTCTCATTCTTTGGAAAGAATATTTGGTTATATTATTCCATATAATCATCTTAATTTTTATTATCCTCAACTACAATGTATAAAAATTTTAAACACTAAAGCTCCAAATAATTATTTTCATATGGTAAAACTATATAATAATGACTGTTATTTACAAGAAGATCTTAATGTTTATGGCCACATATTAGATGAATCAGAATCAAATTTCACAATCAAATGGCATCATATGCTACCAAATCCTATTCAAAAATATGAGTTTGTTGACAAAGCCACGATCATACAAAAACGGGTTGACACGATCAGGAATGACAGTATAATACATGAATGATACAATCAAAAAACAGACCGTCATGGACCGATTATTTTCTTGGGTTAGCCAAAGTGGTTTCTCAAAGAAGCCACGATATTCATACCCAGCACGGATGTGTCATAACCGATAAACAAAATCGTATTCTCGGGGTAGGATACAATGGATTTCCCAAAGGGTTGGATGATAGCCAATTGCCTCTAACAAGACCTGAAAAATACCATTGGATGGTACACAGCGAAAAAAATGCTCTCGCTAATTGTGTTGTTAGGCCGGATGGTGGCACAGCTTATGTTACTGGTCAATGCTGTAATGATTGCATAATAGCTCTACACCAAGAGGGCATAGATACAGTTTATATGATAGACGATCATGGCACAATTTTATTTGATAATGATGCAAAAAATAGATTCGATATGTTCGTTGAAATGAGCGGTATGAAAATTTCTTATATAGATCCAAATCTTGAGTGGCTGAGACAATTGAATGGTGTAATATGATGGTTACCCTATTTTATATTTTATCTATCATATACTTCGTACAACTATATCTAGTAGAAAACTTTAATCCTATTGGCAAAGAATTTACAACTTTAACAATATTAGGTTTAGCTGCTATTTTAGTAAAAAAAGAAAGAAAACCATTATGATATTCGACGAACAAATTTCCAGAAAACCCGACAATTATCCTTGGACCCAAGACTTTATAGAAGCTATGCATAATGGGTTCTGGACTCATCGCGAATTTAATTTTAGTAGCGATGTTCAAGATTTTAGAGTAAATTTAACAGAACAACAAAAACAGATTATTATTAGAGCATTATCCACCATTGGTCAATTAGAAATTAGTGTAAAGAAATTTTGGGCCAAACTTGGTGATAATTTACCTCATCCTTCTCTTAATGATTTAGGCTACACAATGGCTCATGTGGAAGTTATTCATGGAGATGCCTACGAAAGACTTTTGGAGGTTTTGGGTATAGATGATAACTTTGAAAAAATTCTAGAATTAGATATTATTAAAGGCAGAGTAAATTACCTTCGTAAGCATTTGCACAAATTTCATCAAGACAATAAGAAACAATTTATTTATTCTCTTATTCTATTTACTCTATTTGTTGAGAACATAGCATTATTTTCTCAATTTTATACTATTAGTTATTTTGGCAGATTCTTGAATTTGCTTAAAGACACAAATAAACAAGTTGAATATACTAGCAGAGAAGAGAATCTTCATGCTATGATAGGTATTAAAATAATCAATACCATCAAACAAGAATATCCAGAACTGTTCGATAAAGAACTAGAAGATAAGATTATTCACGAGTCTAAAGAATCAGTTAGATACGAATGTGAAATAATTGACTGGATTGTTAATGGCTATGCAGAAGAAAACTTAAACTCCGATCTTCTTAAAGAATTTATTAAAAACAGACTAAACGAATCATTAGATCAAATAGGATACGAACCGGTATTCGATATTGATCAAAAATTGTTATCAAAAACACTGTGGTTTGATGAACAAATTCTTGGTAACAATATGACCGATTTCTTTCATTCTCGCCCCGTAGAATACTCTAAGAAAGCCCTATCGTTTGATATAGAGGCTTTGTTTTAATCATTATTAATGGTTTATAGGACTTTAAATGACAACGCAACCGTACTATTGGCTTAATTCGCATAGTCGCTTATTCTTAGAAAGAGGATACCTTGAACAAGGCGTTTCTCCAGAAGATAGAATAAAAAGCATATCGCAAAACTCTGAGAGACTATTAAACATCCCGGGTTTTGCAGAAAAATTTGAACGTTATATGAGTTTAGGATATTACTCATTATCCACTCCCGTTTGGACCAATTACGGCAACTCCCGAGGATTACCAGTTAGTTGCTTTAATTCTCACATTAGCGATAGGATGGATAGTATTCTTTATAAAGTGGCCGAAGTTGGTATGATGAGCAAATTAGGGGGTGGCACTAGTGGTTATTTTGGTGAATTAAGATCACGAGGCGCAAGTATTAGTGTTGGTGGAGAAAGTAGCGGCCCTGTTCACTTTATGGAGTTGTTTGATAAAGTAGCAGATGTGATTAGTCAAGGATCAGCACGAAGAGGAAGTTTTGCAGCATATTTACCCGTAGAACATCCTGATATAGAAGAGTTTTTACAAATTCGTAATGAAGGCCATCCTATTCAAAATATGAGTATTGGCGTTACCATTACTGATGAATGGATGAATAGCATGGTTGAAGGAGACAAACATAAAAGAAAAATTTGGGCTAAAATTATTCAAAAACGATTTGAAAGTGGATATCCATACATATTCTTTTATGATACTGTAAATAATAACGCCCCACAAGCTTATAAAGACAAGAATATAAAAATAAATAGTAGTAATCTATGTTCAGAAATTAGTTTAGCATCAGACGAAAATAATAGTTTTGTTTGTGTTCTAAGCTCTCTTAATCTGCTTCATTGGGACGAAATAATACAAACAGATGCAATAGAAACTCTTATATATTTCTTAGACAGTGTTAATCAAGAGTTTGTAAACAAAACAGAAAATATTCGTTTTATGAAGAGCGCCAGAAACTTTGCTCTAAATCATAGAGCATTAGGCATGGGAGTATTGGGATGGCATTCGTATCTTCAAAGCAAAATGATAAGTTTTGAAAGTATGCAAGCTAAACTAATTAATGCTAATATATGGCAAACTATTAGAGAACGATCAGACAAAGCATCAAGAGAATTAGCAGAAAAATTCGGAGAAGCTCCTATCCTCGAAGGATATGGTCGTAGAAACGTCACAACATTAGCCATTGCTCCTACAACTAGTAGTAGTTTTATATTGGGGCAAGTAAGTCCTAGCATAGAACCATTGAATAGTAATTATTTTGTTAAGAATTTAGCAAAAGGAAAATTCACATATAAGAACCCTCATCTAAAAGAAATTCTCAAAAAATATAATAAAAACGATGAAACAGTTTGGAAGAGTATCTTGGTTAAAGGAGGCTCTGTTCAACATCTAAAGTTCTTATCTGATAATGAAAAAGAAGTATTTAAAACATTTGGTGAAATTAGTCAGAAAGAAATTATTATTCAAGCATCTCAAAGACAGAAACATATAGATCAGTCTCAATCTTTGAATTTAATGATTGGACCAGACATACCGCCAAAACAAGTAAGCGATCTTCTCATAGAAGGATGGAAATTAGGAATCAAAACCTTTTATTATCAACGAAGTGCTAATCCAGCACAAGAATTAGCACGTAATATTTTAGCTTGTACAAACTGTGAATCTTAATATAAAGGATATTAAATTATGGGTAATGTGTTTGAAGACCAAACCAAGTTTATGGTAGCCTGTGATCAAACAGTATGCGAGTGGAATCAATCTCAATTTGATATGTATCACACTCTTATAAAAGAAGAAGTGTCGGAGCTTCAGGAGGCTATCAACAATATAGATAGAGTAGAAATACTAGATGCCTTAATAGATATTATTGTGGTTACGGCAGGTGCTATAAATAGCACTGGTAGTAATGCCCAAGGAGCATGGGACGAGGTGATGAAAACGAATTTTGCTAAAGTGGATCCTGTTACAGGAAAAGTAAAAAAGAGAGAAGACGGCAAAGTACTAAAACCAGAAGGATGGAAAGCTCCTGATCTTAAGTCGTTTGTAATATGATATATGGTGTATATTAATATGTCGTTATTAATATATAACTTATTATAAAGGGCATAACTTGAGAAAGAAAAAAAATGGTAGCACTAGAAAAGAAAAAATCATTGATCTCACAAATTCGCCCCTTAATCAAGATAATACAAGACTATCATCTAGGAATAGATTAAAGCCAAGAACAGAAAATCAAAAAGAATATATACGATCTATCATAGAAAATACTATTACTTTTTGTCAAGGTAGTGCCGGTAGTGGCAAAACTCATTGCGCTGTTGGCTTAGCCTTAGAACATTTATTAGAAGATAAAATCAAAAAAATCATAATAACCAGACCAGTTGTTGAAGCAGGAGAAAAAATAGGTTACCTTCCAGGCAAATATGAAGAAAAATTATTTCCTTATCTATTACCTATAGAAGATGAGATAAATTATTTTATTGGTCCAGCATTAAACGCAACTCTTAAATTAAATAATAAGATAGAAATTGTTCCTTTGGGATTTATGAGAGGAAGAAATTTTCATGATTGTTTTATAGTAGCAGACGAATGCCAAAACGCTTCCTATGAACAACTAAAAATGCTATTGACAAGAATTGGTCAAAACAGTAAAATGGTATTAACTGGAGATGTTTCGCAATCAGATCTTGCTAGACATTTACAGGGCGGTTTTCATGAAATGATAAAAAATTTATCGGATGTAGATGGTATAGGTATTGCTACATTAACTGATCATGATATCATTCGTAATCCTATTATAGCTAAAATTTTAGCAAAACTAGATAATTATGAACAAGGCAGAAAATAGTAAGTGTTTATTATTAAATGCTGATTATTCACCATTAAGAATTATTAGTTGGCAAAAAGCTATTATTTGGTCTATAAAATATGAGGATAATCCAACTTTTAAGATAGAAATTATTGAATATTATAAAGACAAATATATTCAAGGAACTAATGATAAACAATTTAAAGTTCCATTAGTGGCAAAAACGCAAAAATATTTCAACATTCATAATAGATCATTAAAATTTTCTAGAAAAAATCTATTTATCAGAGACGATCATACTTGTCAGTATTGTGGATTAAGATTTAATCATAACGAATTAACTTATGATCATGTTATTCCAAAAAGTCAATTTCATCCTAATAAAAAGGATGCTACTAATTGGCTAAATATAGCAACCGCTTGTGTTAAATGTAATAGGAAAAAATCAAATAAAACGCCCGAACAAGCTAATATGAAATTACTGAATGTTCCTAAAAAACCATTTTATGAGCCAAGATACTTGCCGCTAGCAAAAGAACTTCCTACTATATATAGTAGTGATTCAGATCAAAAAGAATGGATAAAATATATAGATGGCTATTTTTAATACAAATCGATCTACTTCTAATGAAGATAAATTTTATTGTTTATTAGGACTCGAAGACTATCTTGATGATGATGGATATCCAAGATTAAACAACGAGAATATGTCAAATGCTGTTGCCAAAATAGTATTTTCTAAAAAACCAAAACATTTTACCGATAATGATAAATCTTATGGTAGATATTACATTAAATTGGATCCAAATTCAAAAATTTTCAATCCTAAGAAAATTCTATCTTCTATAGAAGAAAAAAATTCTTTATCATTTATTAATAGCATATGTAAAAGCGAATGGGATTTTAAAGAGGTCACCCCACAAGTATTTCAAAAATACATAACTTTTCTAAAGACAAAAAATCTATCTTGGCTAAAAGATGCTCAAAGAGACCTAAAATAAATCATGCCGACCTACACATACATATGCAACTCCTGTTCCAAAAAATTTGAACTATTTTTTTATATTAAAGACTATATAGCTTCTCCAAAATGTAGTTTGTGTAATAGTAAACAAACAGAAAGAAGTTATGCTGATGATGTATCAAGCATTCAAGGATCTATTAAAAAACATGATAGTGAACTAAAAACCATCGGGGATTTAGCTAATAGGAATAGAGACAGACTGAGCGATGACCAAAAACAAACTCTTTATTCAAAACATAATTCATATAAATCAACAAATGATAATGTTTTACCAAAAGGTATGAATAGAATAAAAAAACCACCAAAAACGAAATGGACTTAACATATGGATAATCAGCCCTTACCATCTGGTACTGACTATGCAGACTTTTTAAGAAACCAAATAAAACAAATAACAGATGAAGAGTCTGTAAATCTATCAGAATATAAGTATATTTTTGACGATATAAATAAAATTAGAAAACAAACCAATGCTCAATACGAAATATTCATAAATATGACAGCAAATATTATGGAAAATATAGAAGGCTCCGAATTTCCAGAACACAGAAACGTTTATGCTAATAATTATTTTATACCGGTGCCATCTGGAAACGACCATAATGAATATGTAAAAATATTTTTTAATTACCTAGAAAACTGTATGCTAACATCAGCAGAGAAAGCAGAAGTCAATGGATCAAAATATAACTGAAAATTTCATTTTTAAACAAGACACAAATACAAAAAAAATATTACAAAATCAATATTTTTGTCAAAAAGAGTATGCTGATTTTATAGATGATAATAATTATGGCAGAACTATTTCTGAGAATTCTAATACATTGGCCAAAATCTTGTATAAAGACAATAATGCGTTTTATCAAATAAAAGTTTCAAATAATAATCAATTATTTAATCCAATATCAAAATTAGACAGAGAACAAAGCTACAGTTTTCTACATAATGTTGTAAGACCAGCTAGTAAATTTGTATCTGTAAACTCTATCACATTTTCATTTTATCTAAATTTTTTATTAACAGGCAATTCAGCTTGGCTTATCAAAGCAGAAAGAGAGAGGATGTAATGGCAAAAATATCAAAAAATAATATTTACGCTATCAAATATTTATTTTCTCAGAATTTTACAACAGAACAAATAGCTTCTGAAACTAATTTATCTGTTGAGAGCGTACAATCGGTGATAGAATCAGAAAATCTGATAAAAGTGAATCAACAACCAACAGCTAAAGATTTGATGATAACAAAAACTGCTGTTAAAAAAAATAACACCGTTGCTATTATGACACAAGAAGCATCTATGATGAACGACCATAACAGATCAAAATTGTCTAATCCGCAAAAGTCACCAGACCATATATTCAAACCGTTCACCAAATGAAATTCATATCTAGATACTCCAATAATAAGGAAGTATCTGCTGCCCAATATATCACAGAAATTATTTGTGAAAAAAAGGCAAAACTTGACAAAAAAGATATTCACTATAAATTTTGGCTAAATAAAGAATGGTCTGCTTTTTATAGAAATCAGATTGCAACAGCAAATAAGTTAGTCAAACAATATAATCCTTTGGCTATAGTAAAAGCCTTACAAGATAGCAAAACCGTGAATACTTATTCGTTGCGAGCGCCCATGCTCAAACCTATTATAGAACATCATCAGAAAATCTTAGATTCACAAAACAAAGAATTTTCAAAAGATATAGACAGATCATCTCATAAAAAATATAAAACAAACAATCATAAAAAATCTAATAATATACTTTCAAAACTAGAGGATATAGATAATGAGTCTTAAAGAAGATATAATTAAAAATTTTGGAGACGATATTATATTATCAGGTAATTCACTGGTAGAAAAAAAGATACTCACTATTCCTATTAGTCCTGCTCTGGATATAGTTCTAGGCGGAGGAATACCAGAAGGTAGTTTTGTGATATTTACAGGACAACCTAAATGTGGAAAAACTTTATCCTCACTAGACTTTGCCACCACAGCACAAAAACCAGAATACCAAGGAGATCTAAAAAATCCCAGAGAAGTGTACTACCTAAATATTGAAGGTAGACTAAAACAAAGAGATTTATTGGGTATTAAAGGATTAGATTTAACTCGATTTCATATTATAGGATCTCAACAGGGTAAGATTTTACATGCTGAAGAATATCTACAAATAGCAGAAAGAATTATTAATGAAATTCCTGGCTCGATAGTAATCATCGACTCTTATTCTGCGCTATGCACAGAAGCTGAAATCACCAGCGATATGGATAAAATGCAAAGAGCAGACGGTGCAAAATTATTAGCTAAATTCTGTAGAAAAGTTTCTAATGTTATTCCTGTAAATAAAAATATTGTGATTGGGATTACTCATTTGATGGGTAATCCAACAGGATACGGGGCAGAATTTAAGGAGAAAAGCGGTCAAGGTATCGCGTATCAAACCGATATTAAACTACGAGCAAAAAGTTCTAAACCATGGTCTTTAGGAGCAGACGATACTCAGATAGGCCAAGAGGTTGAATGGCAAGTTATTTGTTCTGCTCTCGGTCCTCCTGGAGGAGTAGCAAAAAGCTTTATTCGGTATAACGAAGGTATAGATAAGCTCACAGAGCTTGTTAATTTGGCCTCGGACGTCGGAGTTATAAATAAAGGTGGAGCATGGTATACCATCAAAACCAGCAAAGACTCTCATAAATTTCAAGGAGCAGAAAAAACCAGAATATTTTTGATGGAAAATCCAGAAATAGCAAAAGAGGTCGAAGATTCTGTTAAAAGCCTGTTGGGTATTAAAAAGTAATGAATATAACTAATTTGGATGGAGAAGTTGTTTCTTGGGCCTTGACAGGTTACGTTTCGAAAGGTAAAATACAGAATAAGTCGTCATACCATTTGCAGGCAAGAAACCTATTAATTTCTCTTCATCCAACACTACAAATCTTGGAAGAAGTTTTGATACCAATAAGAAAAGGCCAAATAGCATATTTAGATTTTTATCTACCACTATTAAAATGGTGTGTTGAGGTTCATGGAGAACAACACTATAAGTATGTGCCATATTATCATGGTAACATGATGAGTTTTCTTAAAGCTCAAAAAAAAGATAGAGAAAAATCAGAATGGTGCAATATTAATAATATAAGATACATAGAATTACCATATCATGAAAATATAGATCAATGGACACAAAGAATAAATCATGAACAGCAAATCATCTAAAGAAGAATTACAGTATTGGGATAAAATCTTAGACGAATACGAAAATTCTATAGGTTTATCGGAATTCTCTGCTAGTATTATACCATCGGAAGAAATTAATAAATATACATCAATGAACAGAGATGAAATAGAGAAATTAAGTCCAGAAGATTGTGCGCAAATATCATATAGATTATCCCAATTCTCTTTCTATGTACAACGTAGTTTAAATAGAGAAATAGCAAGATATAACTGGGCGGACGAAAATATAAAAGAAGTTATAGCAGACGATATTAATAACTATAAAGGATATGGTTATATTGAAAAATCAATACAGGCTATTAAACATAATGAAAAAGCTAATGGATTGAATAGTATAAAAAAATATGCAAAACAACGTAGTGATAGATTGCAATATCTTGCTAATAGTATAAAAAACTTATCTGATGTTATGATTTCCATCCAAAAGAGTAAAAGTAAACATGGATCTTAAAGATTTATTAAACAACCCAGAACAAATAAAAAATTTAATTACCGTACTTCAGTCTTTGTTACCAGACGAAAAAGCTGAAACAAAAGAAGAGATTTCCTCTGTCGAGAGCGAAGATACTCAACTAACAAATAGTATCCGTACTAAAAATAAAAGACTTCCAGCACAGTCTGGTAATAAATTTGAAAAAATGAGTGAGTTTCATATGCACAAAGATGATAATCTAATAGATGAAAAATTAGCAAAACATCCACCAGTTGCACGAACAAGAGAATACGAGCCGATATCTGTGAAATGCAGAGTATGTGGAAAAACAGAAAATATAAATCCGGCCCTTGTGCATGATAGTCCTTCTCGCTATAAATGTAATAACTGTTCAACAAACGCTGGATGAAAAATGATACTTTGTGATCCTGCCGCAGAAAGAGCGGTATTGTCTGGAATATGCAAATACGGTGAAAATGCATACTTAGATATTGCGGATATTATACAGCCATCAACATTTACTGTTGATAGTAATATAATGATATATCAAGTAATAAAAGAAATATGTGAAAAAGATCATAGTCCTTCTATAGATATAGCCTCAATACTATCTGTTGCTCAATCATTAAATTTTGGTCATATTTTATCTCAAAAAAATGAGACTCAACATTTAAAAGCTATTATAGATTTTCCGGTTAATCTAGAAAATGTTAGAAAATTTGCAGCTAAAATTAGAAAACTACAAATAGCTAGATTACTTAGAGATCAACTAGAAGAAGCAAAAGAAAAATTATTAGATATAACCGGTGCCGAACCAATATCGTCGATTATAGGATTAGCAGAAGATAGTATCTTCAATTTCTCAACACTGCTAAATGATACCGACAATAATCCTGTTTGTATAGCAAATATCGTTGATGATTATATCAATAATATCAAAGAAAATCCCATTGATCAAGTTGGCATATCTACAGGATTTCATGTTTATGACAATGCTATAGGTGGTGGTCTTAGAAAAGGATCAGTAAGTATTATAGCTGCAAGACCAAAAACTGGTAAGACTCTGCTAGCAGATAATATTGGTTTACACATAGCAAAAAATGTCAAAGTGCCAGTATTAAATATGGACACCGAGATGAGCACAGACGATCATCTTAATAGGGTTTTGGCCATGATGACAGAAATAGAGATTTCAAGTATAGAAACCGGTAAAGCATTTGAGTCTCCGGATAAAAATAATAGATTACAAACGGCTCAAAAAGAACTTAAAGATGTTAGACTGTATTACAAGTCAATCGCTGGTAAACCATTTGAAGAACAATTGGCTATCATGAGAAGATGGTTGGTTAAAGAGGTTGGGCTACACCCAGATGGAACAGCCAAAGACTGCGTTATTGTTTATGATTATCTAAAACTAATGGATAGTGCAGGAATATCTCAGGATATGAAAGAGTATCAGGTTTTAGGTTTTATGATGACAAGCTTACATAATTTTGCTGTCAGATATAAAGTTCCTATTCTTGGTTTTATACAATTAAATAGGGATGGTATAACAAAAGAAACCACAGATACCGCCAGCGGCTCTGATCGTATAATATGGTTATGTAGCAATTTTACTATTTTCAAAAGAAAAAGCGACGAAGAGATTGCCGAAGACGGACCGACTAATGGTAATAGAAAACTTGTTCCTATTATTAGTAGACACGGTGGAGGTCTAGACGACAATGACTATATTAATTGTCACATGAAGGGCTGGTGTGCAAAAATTGAAGAAGGTAAGACAAGATTGGAATTAGTAAATAATAATACTAACACAGACAAAGGATTTATCGTTAATGATGAGAACAACAATGACGATCAAGAAATCCCGTTCGTATAATCAACAACAACTTAAGATACTATCTGATTATTTATGTGAAGATATAGATAATTTACTAGATAATTTAAATGTTGGAGAATACAAAACTTTTGATCGCATGATAGCCATGAGATGTCCAATTCATGGCGGAGATAATAATTCTGCTTGTAATTTATATTACAAAGGAGACTCATATAGAGGCAACTGGAAATGCAGAACGCATCAATGCGAAGAAACATTCAAAGGATCTATTATAGGATTTATAAGAGGTTGTTTGTCTAAACAAAATGGTTGGACAGGACCGGGCGATCCAACCGTTTCTTTTAATGATGCTGTAGAATATGCTATTAATTTTACTAAAAAGAATCCTAGTCAAATAAAAGTTAGTAAAAAAGAAGTAGAAAAAAATAATTTTGTAAATATTGTTAATAATATACAAACAGATATTAGATCTGTTGACGATACTCCTAAAATCACAAGAGATAAAATAGTAAAGAATTTAAAAATTCCATCAGATTATTTTATTAGTAGAGGATTTTCTCCTGAGATACTTATCAAATATGATGTTGGTGAATGTTTAAGTTCCGAAAAAGAAATGGGCGATAGGGCTGTTGTGCCAGTATACGACGACACTCATGAACATATGGTAGGTTGTTCTGGCAGAAGCATTTTTACTCAATGCTCTAAATGTAAAAGTTATCATAATTTAACAAAAGATTGTCCGAATTCAGATTATTCATGGCAATATTCTAAGTGGAAACATAATAAGGGATTTAAAACACAAGAGTATTTATATAATCTATGGTATGCAAAAGACTATATACAACAGAATAAAAATATTATTTTGGTTGAAAGCCCAGGAAATGTTTGGAGACTAGAAGAGGCCGGAATTCATAATAGCGTAGCCCTATTCGGCTCTGTATTACAAGAAAAACAAAAATTGTTATTGGATATTTCTGGAGCAATGAGCATATATATACTTATGGACAATGATGACGCTGGCAAAAGAGCTGCTCAAAAAATCTATGATAAATGTCATAAGACATATAATGTTTTCTATATTGATATTGACCACAGTGATGTTGCTGATATGTCAGTAGCTGAAGTAAAAGAGATTATTTTACCACAATTAAAAGATAAATACTAATGAATACTAAAATAATAGCATTTTCTGGCCGTAAGCAGTCTGGCAAAACTATTTGTTCAGAATTTTTAAAAGGATTATTATTATCCAATGGATATTCTGATGTTGAAATATATAACTTTGCAGACCCATTAAAAGAAGACATATGCATGAATATGTTTGGATTATCATATGCTCAGTGTTATGGCGAAGATCATAACAAGAATGAACTAGTTGATGCCTATTGGGAAGATAAGCAACTAACAGCTAGAGATTTAATGCAATTAATAGGTACTGACTTATTTAGAAAATTAAATAATAATGTTTGGGTAAATGCTCTTATCAATAAAATTAAAAAGAGTAAACTTCAAGTTGTTATAGTTTCTGATTGTAGATTTCCTAATGAAGTAGAAGCTATAAAAAATAATGGAGGAATAGTATTTCGACTAAATAGAAATCCACACAAATCAGAACATATTAGTGAATCAATATTGGATGCTTGTAGATATGATTGGAATAATTTTAATGCTATCATTAATAATGAACATATGACAGTTAGAGAGCAATACGATAAACTTAAAAAACTTATGTTACATTTTAATGTAATACCCCAATAATAGGATATCATGATTATAACTTATTTCCGTAGTTCATCTTATAATGCCCATTCTATGTGTGAACAACAATTTTTTTTTGAATATGTACTAGGATGGAGGGGTCCAAGTGGACAAAAGGCGGATAAAGGAACAATAGTCCATAAAGTTTTAGAAATTCTTGCTATGATCAAACAAGGTCAGCAAGATAAATTATCTCATATAAACGACGACGAATTCTTAGGTCTTATAGATATAAACGACTATAGTCTTAATACCATAATAGAAAAAGTATACAAGCATTATAGTACCGCTAATAGTCATCATACTTGGACTCTAAAAGATTATAAGGACTGCTATAATTGGGTTTACAAGGCTATAGAATTTAATGGTGGTATGTTTGATCCTAGAAATCGCACAATTCTTAGACCAGAACAACATTTTGATTTGGTAATAGAAAAACCATGGGCTAAATACGAGTATAATATCAATAATCAAAAACTAGATGGATATTTGGGTTTAAAAGGCACTATAGATCTTATAACTTTGGCCAATGATAATACTATTGAGGTCATAGATTGGAAAGGATTGCCATTAGATACAAAATTACCTACTCTTGACGGATGGACAACAATTGCAGATATAAATGTGGGATGTAATGTTTTTGATCAATACGGTAATATATGTCGCGTTGTTGGAAAATCAAAAGTCAAAACAAAAAAATGTTTCAGAGTAACTTTTGATGACAAAACATCGGTAATTTGTGACGATGAGCATTTATGGAAATTATCTAATGGTGAAACGGTATCTATACAGGATCTAGCTATTGGCGATACTATTAATGTGACAAAACCATTAAAATGTAATGAACAATCCCTACCAATAGATCCTTATCTATTAGGAGTCTGGTTAGGAGACGGAAGAAATAGAGGCTGCGAGATTAGTGGCAATGATATCGAAATTTTTGAAGAAATACAAGCAAGAGGTTATGAGCTAGGAAAAATTCAAAATGATAAAAGATCAAAAAATAAGACAGTATCGATCCTAAATGTGACAAAAATACTAAAATCTTTAAACCTATTGAATAATAAACATATACCAAAAATTTATTTGAGAGCATCTTTTCAACAAAGACTAGACTTACTAAGGGGTTTGATGGATACAGACGGAAATGTAAATCCAATTAGAAAACAAACCATCTTTACTTCTTGTAATAAAAAACTATCCGACGATGTTAAAGACCTACTTTTAACCCTTGGGCAAAGACCGAATCAAGCGTGTATTAAAAGAGATACAAATTACAAAAAAAACGTAATCATATATCCTATTTCGTTTCGTCCAATTGATATTAATCCTTTTCTATTGAACAGGAAAAAAGAACTTGTGGATGTAAATTGGGGATCTGGAAGATCTAGGGTTAGACGAGTTTCTAAAATAGAAGAATCGATTATACAAAAAACTCAATGCATTTCCGTAGACAGTCCAGACAATACTTATCTGTGTACAGAAAATTATATTCCAACACATAATACTGGACGAAGACTAGATTGGGCAACCGGTCAAGAAAAAACCCAAGAAAAGTTAGAAAAAGATCCACAACTTAAAATTTATCACTATGCTATTAAAAAATTATATCCGCATATTGAAAATGTAATTTTTTCTATCTACTTTATTAATGATGGTGGTCCTTTTTCTATGGTATTTCATGATAGCGATCTCATAGACACAGAAAATATGTTGAGAGAAAAATTTGATATTATTAAGAAAACAAAACGTCCTAAGCTTAATAAAACATGGATGTGTAATAAATTATGCCATTTCGGTAAAACCACTTTTGAAAATACTAGCATACAACCTTTGGAGGAATATAGAGATGGACAAATATGTCAAAAAGGATCTGTCATGACAAAGTGCGAACAAGTCAAGCACGACCTTGAACTTTACGGGATCGATGCTACAATGAGTATGTACAAACACCCGAATCATTCTTTTGGATCTTACAAAGCACCAGGATCAGTATGACCTATTCTGTTCTTCATTGTCATTCGCATTTTAGTCTTTTGGATGGTCTTAATCGTCCAGAACAAATAGCTAATAGATGTTCTAAATTAGGCATTAATTCTTGTGCCTTAACCGATCATGGTAACATCGCCGGCTCTGTACAGTTCTATCAGAAAATGCGAAATAAAAATATAAAACCAATTCTTGGTTGTGAATTATATATATGTGAAGATGATCCGAGTATACAAACAAAAGAAAATGCTTCATTATCACATTTTTTGGTATTGGCGAAAAATTTGCAAGGATGGAAAACCTTAATAAAGATTGTTTCCGAATCTAACAGACCCGATTACTTTTATCATAAGCCGCGTTTAAGCCTGGCTAAATTAGCAGAAATACTGGATGGTAACATTATAGGTATTTGTGGACATTTGGGATCAACATTAGCAGATAAGATATTATGCGACGAATCCAAAGCTATAGACAATGGATTATCTTTTGTGGACTATATGAAAACTATATTTGGCACTGATAATTTTTTTCTAGAGACACAACTATTTGATCAAGCATATTTAAAACAACAAACATATTTGACAGATACAATAAGAAGAATTTCTGAATTAAGTAAAACAAAAGCGGTATGCACACCGGATGCTCATTATTGTGAACAGGACGATGCTATAGATCAAAGAATATTGCTCTGTAATAATCTTAAAACAACATTATCAGATATAAATACTAAGATGCTTCATAATCAATCTGTGCCTATGGAGTGTTTCTTTAAAAGCGATAAATACTACATTCTGTCTCCAGAAGAAATGAAAACTCTTCATAATGACGAAGAGATAGAAAACACTTTGTTTGTGGATAGTCTAATAGAAAATTTTGATATACTATCGCCACCTAAATTGCCTAAATTCGAATGTCCCGAAGGATTCTCTCCGGATGAATATTTAAGAGAATTATGTAGAAAAGGTTGGAAAAATAGAATTATACCGAATATTGACAAATCACAACACGATATTTATGTTGATAGAATAAAATATGAACTACAGGTTTTGCAAAATGCTGGGCTTAGTAGTTATTTTCTAATTGTTCAAGACATACTAAGACATGTTAAAAATAATAATTGGTTAGCAGGACCAGGACGAGGAAGCGCAGCCGGATGCTTGGTTTCTTATTTAATAGGTATTACAGATATAGATCCTATTAAACATGAATTACTATTTGAAAGATTTTATTCCGATGGCAGGAATGTAAAAGAACACATATCTTTTCCGGAATTTTCTATACAAACATTTAAGAATGGTGTATAAACAGTATAATTCCGGAGGCAATATGAAAACTAAAATAAAAGACTATAAAAATAAGAGTTATAATTTACTTACTATAATAACTTTAGTTCCGGATAGTAAAGGAGAAACAATTGCTAAGTGTAAATGTAAATGCGGCAATATCTGTTATAAGAAACTATCTATGATAAAGATTAACCATGTTAAAAGTTGTGGTTGTTTAGCAAAATCAACTAGATTTACTAAAAATAGTAAAAAAAAATTATTAAATGATTTTTCTAAATTAGATGCCGCATCAGCTTATTGGCTTGGTTTTATTTTTGGCGATGGAAATATTAGTGATAGTAATAAGCTACAATTATGCTTGGGGTCAGAATCAAAAAAACATTTGATTAAATTTTCTAAATTTTTAATAGGCTCTAATATAGTAAAAGACTACGATAATAGGTGTACATTTCAATTTACTAGCGATATTTTAGCAAATAATATATCAAAATATGGTATTATACCAAGAAAAACATGGTATAGTACTTTAAAATTACCGTCGGATCAATTATTATGGCCAGATTTTATAAGAGGATATTGGGATGCTGATGGATGGGTTAGTATAAAAAAACAAACCAATAAAAATAAAGTCTACACTGGTTACAACATAGGTATATGTTCATATCTTCCAGAAAATTTGGAAACAGTGTCCAAAGCCTTGCCTGTAAAATATAAAAAACCAACAAAAATAAAAAATAAAGACTTATATCAGTTAATATACCAAAACAAGAGTGAAATTAAAGTTATAGCAAAATATTTACTAAACAATCATTTATATATAGACTACAAATGGAAAAAAATTCTACACTTACTAGACTAGTACATGAGATTAAAAGCCAGCCTATAATCGAAAGGTTAGAACAAGAAAAAAATAATAGATTTCTTGAACATGAATGCTCTATAGTTCTTTCGGCTCCAGAAAATATATCATACTATAATCATATAATAGTAAATAAAAATATTTTATCCGAAAACACTATTAATAGTTATATAATGTGGATATATGGTATTGTCGATCAGCTTGATAATACTCGCCCAATACAAAGCATTCCAGCCAGAATACAAATGCCAGATATCGATATAGATATTCCAATAGATAAACGAGAACAAGTATTAGAATATATAAAAAGTAAATATGGACATGGCAAAGTATCACAAATGATTACTTTTAATACTATGAAAGGTAGAGGGGCGTTAAAAGATGTGCTAAGAGTATATGGTAATATATCTTTCGAAGAAATGAATTCTATTACCAAATTTATTCCTGACGAAGCCAAAATAGCCGACGAACTTCAGGAGATGAAAGAAGATACCGGAGAAGCCTCGATTATTAGATGGGCTTTAGAGAATAACACAGACAAGCTTAAAGAATGGTGCTACATAGCAGAAGATGGTTCGTTGGCTGGTCCATTGTCAAAAAGATTTGAACAGGCCATAAGACTAGAAGGAACAAAATCTAATCAAAGCAAACATGCTGCTGGTGTAATAATAGGTACCGAAGATCTTGCATCTCTGTGTCCTATGGTCTATGATAATAGAAATGATCAGCTGATAGCGGGCATGGAGATGAATGATCTAGAGAGTTTGGGTTTAATTAAATTTGATATATTGGGTATCGCTTATTTGGACAAAATCATGTCTGTATCAGAATACCTAAAAAACGGAGAACTATAATGTTAACAAAAACATTAGACCAAGTTGCTGTGGGCGAAAACTTTAAAGCTAATAATGTAGAATATACTAAGATCCAAGAAGTTAGAGTAAGCTGTTGCAGAAGCGTTAATTGTCATGTTGCAACAGATAGTAATCAAAGGACTTTTTTCCCAGGAAACACAGTAGTGGAGACAAATGGCTAATTTACAAAAAATTTGTGTATTTGATTTAGAAACGGACGGGGCTAATCCTGACCTTTGTAGCCCCGTTCAAATTGCCTCTCTGATAATAGATCCATATAAATTAGAAATTATCAAAGACTCAGAATTTAATATTAATCTAAAACCATCCATATTGGATGAAAAACCTGATTATATATATGATGATAGTGATGTTCTTGATTTCCATGCCAAGGTTAGAGGATGCGACAAAACTAAAATATTAGAGGACTGGAAATCTTATCAAAATCAGGATAATGGATGGAAAATGTTCGTATCTTATTTAGAGAAATATCATATAAGATCAGATAAAAAATCTTGTTTTACAGCACCAATAGCTGCTGGATACAATATAAATAGATTTGATCTTAGAATTATAGAAAGACTAAGTACGAAATATAATAATGTCAATAAGGAGGGAAGAACATCTCTTTTTTATCCACGAGACGTTATAGATCTAATGAATGTTATATTTTATTGGTTTGAAGGAAACAATGAACTAAAAAACTATACATTAGATAATGTTAGAGAATACCTAGGTCTTGGCAATAGTGGATCTCATGATGCTCTAAATGATGTAAGAGCCACGGCTGATATTCTTATTAGATTTATGAAACTTCATAGAAATCTTGGTAATAAGGTTAAATTCAAAAACGCGTTCGCCACAGCGTCCGCATAATATTTATGAATCATCACTATACGTTTGATTGTGGTTGTAAATTTAAGGTATTGGACTATACCCAGGATGGTATTCCTAGAATAGATTTCGATGGCAAACTAGAAAATCTGAATCTAGAATGTTCCAAAACATGGGATATGATAGCACAAGGAAACACAAAAGGCGTTTTCCAATTAGAATCCAGACTAGGCTCTAGCATGTCCAAAAAACTTAAACCACAAAATATAGAGCAACTTTCTGCATTGATTAGTATTATGCGACCAGGATCATTAGAGGCATATAGGGAAGGCAAAAGCATCAGTGATCATTATATAGATAAAAAAAATGGTCTAGAAGAATTAGACTACTTCCATCCTTCTCTTGAGCCTTCATTAAAATCCACCTATGGCGAGATGATTTATCAAGAACAGGCCATGCAAATCGCTCAGGCGGTGGCCGGGTTCGATCTTCAAGAAGCCGATATGCTTCGTAAGGCCATAGGCAAAAAGAAACCAGAAGAAATGGCAAAAATCAAAGTTAAATTCAAAGATGGTGTTAAAAAACTTAATATTGTCTCAGAAGACGAGAGCGAAGAAATTTTTGGTTGGATAGAAAAAAGTCAAAGATATAGCTTTAACAAGAGCCACGCTGTAAGTTATGCTATGAATGCATATTCATCAGCATATGCAAAAGCACACTTTGCCAAAGTATTTTTTGCATCATATTTAAAGTTCGCAAAAGACAAGATGGATCCCCAAAAAGAGATCAAGGAATTAATTAGAAACGCGACAGAAATGGATGTTACTGTTTGCGTTCCAGATTTAAGAAAACTTAATAAACACTTTACTATAAACGATGATAAAATTTATTTTGGTTTAACAGATATAAAAGGTGTTGGTTATTCGGTATATGATAAGATTATGGAAATAGTCAAAAATATTGATCTTAATTCTATATCATGGTATGGATGCTTAGTAAAATTGCTCAATAAAATAAACTCTACAGCCGCTAAGGCACTAATATCATGCGGAGCCCTTGATTATTATCATATGTCACGCACACAAATGTTATTTGAATATGACATAATATCAGAATTAACATCTAGAGAATTAGATCTTTTAGATATAAACCAAAAATATCTAGGACAAGTTTTAGAAAATCTACTGACTAATAGTAAGATTAATATCAAACGAAAAACTAATATACAAAATTTGATTAAACTATATAAAAATCCACCATACTCACTAAACGATAAAATAGAATG